TCATGCTTTCAGTTTTTTATAGATGAAATCAAGAACAAACGTCGGGAGTCTGAATGATTCATCGTCATCCATCTTTTTCAGAATCTTATCGGCTTGATCACTTAGGAAATCGCGCTCTAAATGCGTCAATTCAATTGTGATTTGTTTCGCTTTTGATTGATCCCATTTTGACCCACCATTTTCGGTTGATTTCAAATCAATCAATGCGGCTTCTTCGGAGCCTATTTCGATCTTTTTTTCAATGTTGTTTTTGTGGATGTACTCAATTTTGTTCGCTTCCTGTGGGAATAATGCGGGAATACAAAAAAGACGCTCCAATATGCTTAATTCGAATGTGATTGTTTTTTTGCTCATAAAATGGTGTATTATAGTGTTTCGATTAATGTTGATAACAGTGTTTTTAAGTCTTCCCGCTGAGTGCCGCTGACCGTTTTAACGATCACCGCCGTTGATGCAGGGTAGGGGATGGGCGCGTAGGTGGTTGAGTCGGATAACTCCAACGCATCGGTGATGGCTCCTATCTGACTGCTTGCATCTTCCCATGTGCCGGACAAAACGGCAAGGTGCTCGGTGATGATGTCATCACGGTCGGCATCGGTGATGATCTTGGTGCCGTCGGGATTCGCCATCCTCAACGCTTGCAAATACGAGTTATGCGCTTGCATCGGGTTGGGTGATTCACCCGACTCTTTGGCCTTGATAGCCTTGATGAGTGCTTTGATTGCCTTTGATTTGTTTTGGCCTGTGACGGAGGCCGAACCGTCTGCCTCACGCGCCTCTAAAACGCGGAGCAGATTGTTGACGGTGGTGGTGTTCATTATTGATAATTCATTGTTATGAATAGTCTGGTTGCAATCCCGTCTTGATCAGGGATGCCGCCCGGTGATACTAATGCAGTAAATGCTTCGATATCATTTGTTGTATAAGCATCAGTGGTTAGCGGGCTAACTGATGCTGAAAATGTTGTCAGTGTTAATGTGTTCAAAACAACATTTGTGTCAATATTCCTAAGTGTATAAACAATCGATACCAAATCCATATTATCGGCATCATATAAGCCTCTATATGTTGCATTAGATGTTATTAAACTACCATTTACAACAGCAGGGGCGAATAAGAATGCAACCTTGCCATTAAATAGACCTGTTAGTGATGGTTGAAGTGGTTTCCGTGTTTGAACAACTGATAATGAATTAGATGCAAGCACCCCCATTTCGTTTCCATCTGACGTGCAAATAAATAATTTCGCAGTTTTAACCGCTGTGTACCCATTTTCGACATTACAGGCGATTGAAACCGCTTGAGAATCGAAATGGATTAGGGCGTTGGTTGTGTCTATTGGCTTCGCACCTGATTGATACCAAATAGTACCATCTTCGTTGTAAATTATTGTTTTGACATAACCTGCTCCAAGCTTAGACCAGTTATAATGACCTGTTCTGCAAGCGGGGGCAAGGGTTGTATTTAAAATGCCCCCAGTCCACGGGTATGTTAATGATCCGCTCATTGTTAATGGTGCTGCCGCTTCGTGATTATACGCCCGAAATCCGCCTAACTGAAAAGAATATCTTGATGGTATATTAATGTCTCGTTTCAGTCTGAAATAAACGGGTTCAGTTTGGTTGGCAGGCAAACACCATTCACCCGGACTGTCGTTTGAATACTTATTCCAGTATGGTTCAGCACCACTGATCAGAGTTCCATCCCATGTTTGTCCTCCATTTTCTGCGATGTTAAATGCAAATCCACTGGTTCCGCCCGTTTTGGATTTTGCACATAATTCGCCAACCTTATTTGAGGCCAACCCAATTGTGTTGCTCACGAGCGAGGTTGTGATGTCGGTTGCGGGTAATGCCATTGTCGTGTCTTTTAATTGGTTTTCGATTTCGATTGATTCCTTACTGCATCCAATGAGTAGCGATAAGAGGGTGATAATGATCAAGTGTTTCATTAGATTGTGGTTTATGGTTTATTTAATTGATTTTCTAATTCCCTAATTCGCTGCCTCAATTGCTTGATCTCCTTGTCATGCGTAGTGAGTTTCTTATCATGCTCATTCCACCCCGCAACGAGGTAGCCATGCATCACATCCTTGTCGATTGATTTGTATTTGCCAAAAATTGAGTGAGTAGCCCATGGGAGAAGGTGCTCCCATTCCTGAGCGATAAAGGATACCGAGTGCGGGGCATCGCGTTTGGAGGGGTTGAGGCGCATAGCGGTCTCATTCCAATCATACTCAACAGCTCTGAGCTGACGCAGGATGTCGGATGCGTTGGTGATGGTTTTGATGTTGGTTTTTAGTCGGCGGTCGGATGCGGAGTAGGTGGTGACTTCGCCGGTGGCAAGTATATTACCTGTAATGCCAACCGACCCATCGTAGTAAAGATTTCCATCGTGATGCAGTTGCATTATCTTACCACTGATGTCATTGCCTAAACAAATACTTGTTCTATCAGAATAACCATTTCCAATCCATCCTTGTCTTGTAGTTCCATTATTTTCATAAATGGCTATGAAGGCATTGTTGGCATATCCTGCGCTACTACCAATCATTCGTATTGGATTAGCACCATGAACTACTGCCCTTCCCATTTCCATTTCAGCAAAACTTGTCAATCCAGCACCCGCATTCCATATCCATTTTGTTGGCACAGTTCGGATTCGACCTTGTGTATAATTAACATACATTATTGAATAACCGCATGAGAAGCATAGCTCATTATTACCGGACGACATCTCGGGCATCGTGCCATTGTGTGTATAATAAACTGCTGCGTCTTCAATATAAAAACCATAAGTACTTGTCGCTCGGTGCCAATTACCTCTAATATCCCCATCAACGTGCAAGCGAGAACTAATAGCTGCGTCACTATTACCAATGCGAACATTACCCTCATTAAATATTGTCATTAATCTAGTCGTGTCGCCTTGATTGTTGACAAAGAAAGAATGGGTACCAGACCTTATCCCATTGTAGGTGCCGTCAGCATAGCCAAATTTTGTCCCGTTTTTACCATACAATTCGCCACTAAATGACAAATTATTAAATGCCCACTGTCCAGTGATTGCTTCATTGACATCCCTACGTGTGTAGGATGATGCAGCTACTCCCGCCAACCTCGCCGAATCATAAACCGTCCCACTCGCAGCACATGCCGCCCTCGCCATTACATCCGTGTAAGTAGCGGGTATGGTCACACTGTTGCCACCCGAGATGCTTAATGTGGTGCCATTAAGGGATAGCGTTTGGATAGTCCCCTGTGAAGTCACCGTCACAATGCCATTTTCGTCGATGGATAGGCCGGAGCCTATGCGGATGCCACCCTTAATGGTTGCGGAGGCGGTGGGGAGGGCGTCCCATAAGCTGGGGATAACAAAGCCACTGGATGCGTATGCCGATACTTCACCAACCGAGGCGAAGGGCAGTTTAGCGCAGATGTACTCATTGCCGGAGGTGCCACGGACTTCGAAATATCTTCCAAAAAACGACCCAATAGCCAATGTAGTGGAACTCACCTTTTCGTTCGCAGTTTTCGAATTATTGAGTGCCTCTTGTACCTGTTTCGAAATCTTCTTTTCCCAGCGTTCCTCAAGAATGTTGCTTATTTCACATTTTACCTTGTATGGATTCTCAACGTTCTTTTCGATTGATGTGATTCTGATCTGCTTATCAATACCGAGGCTTGCATCAATGATGCGCACCACGTCGCCACGGTTCAGGGTAATCGCATTGCTTCGCAGGTAGCGAGGATCAAGATCAAGGCTGTATTTCACCCTAAGCTTCGAATAGTAATCCATCCACTCAGCGGCCTTCTCTGCCAGCTTCGCTTCTGCTGCCACCACATAGCTCTCTGGCATCTTGAGTCCGATAAATGTAAACTGATTATCAGTCTTCGGGAAAAACGATGCATTAGGCCACACTTGCCCGAACTCATCAGTATAGGTGATCAGTGTGATGGTTCGCGTTGGGTGATCATATGATTTGATTTCAAACTCTTGAGATTGCAGGTCTCCGCTTTTAAAAAATATTTTTGGCGCAACCCCTTCGATCATTTGCAGGGTCACATCAAAGTCGATTGAAGGACACGTGAATGAGTGAATGCCCGATAACGCATCGTTGCTTACGGTTGCGATTGTTCCGGTAAATTGAGGCCACACATCCTCAAATATGATTTGCTTTTCAACCGATTTCGAGAAGTCACCGAAGTTGTCAATCCGATTTGTGCCAGTGACAGGATTGGTGAAAACAAGTCGCGTTTCGCCATCTCGATATGAGTAATCAATATTCTTATTGGCACCCCAAAACCACCCGCGTGTCACTGTATTGTTGCTATCGACGTTATCACGAGTCAACTCATACAAACCTTTGCCTTGCCCGTGCTCAAACACCAAGGATGTTGCATTCTCGTACAGGTCGTAAAATGATATCTGCTTCCCAACCACATTAAACTCAACATCAAACTCATCGGCCAAACGATTGAGAACAGCGCGGCAAGTTTCGCCGTCAAACACCATTAATTTGCGCTCACTGGCAGGAATCACACCCTTTGTCCACCCGCTTTCAATTCCGTTGATATTAGACAGTAGAACATCAACAAAGCCTTCGAGCGTATCAACCAAACCAAAATCACCACGACCCGTCACGGGTTGTTGGAATAACTTATTGAGTAGTGAATAAATATCAGCTTCAAATGTCAGGCTGAAATGATATTCAACAATGCTCTTTTTCTCAATTTTAGCGGGTCGGTTCAGGAAGTAGTTGTTTCCTTCAAAAACGATGTAATCGCCAATCATCACAGCAAGGCTTCCGTTTGATTGAACCACGTCCATGGTTATTTCATCAACCCCCGCAATGGTTCGCTTACAAGTTGCCCCTTCGTCAACCGGAATGGTCGCCACAACTGCACCCGCTCTATAAACATTTGTCATCATTGCTGCACCTCCCGAAATTTAACAGTGAGTTCGGCATGCACCTTGCCGTTGATCAGGTTCACGCGCTTGCACGTCACCCCATCTCTCACATATCCATAAAATATAGTTCCGTCCTTAAAGGTTATTGTGCGCTGGCCTGAACTACTCAGTAATCCGTACAGGTTGTTTATTCGATACCAAAAGTCAGCCTTTGACGTGCCAATCATCAAGCAATCAAGCGTCAACTCCTTGACGTCCCGAAATGTGGTGGTAGGGTAGAAGTCTGTTGTGTTGACGTCGATTCGCTTTGCTGTATTCAGGTAGTCCGATGAACTAAGCACCCTAAGCCCGAAGTCTTTAAAGTTGTACCCGTCAATCTTCCATCCTGTGCCTCCGGTGGCTTCATTTGGAGCGGAGAAGGTGACGACCTGTTGCCAAAATGGAACTTCAATCACAGCCGAAGTTGGAGACTCTTTTTTTACCTTGATTTCATCCTTTTGCTTTAGGTTGAAACTTCCAAAATCGGTGACTAACGAAATAGGATTGCTGATCAAATAAGCTGCGAAGGCGTCAATCTTGGTTTTGATTGCTCCGGTGGCCAGTGCTCTGATGGTGATGGTTCGCCCATCAAGCACAATGTCGGCTGCATCAACAAAGGCTTCTATTTTGTTTCCCCAACTGCGCTCTGTTTCGCCTAAGCGTTTTGGCATATCGAAGAGACCCTTCACGCTCAGATTGTCATTCCACTTGATCGATTTTAACCCCCAAAAGGTGAGGGGGTGAGTGTTGATTGTTATCATTATCCTTCCCCTCTGATATTTGATGATGTGTTTTTCGATACTTTCCGCAATTCGGTAACAGCGTTTTTAAGCTCTATTACCGCTTCGCCCGTATTGGCCGCTGTTTTTCCAGTGTTCAGTTCGATGGCAAGCAATTGGTTTAACTGTTGCACGTTGTTCGCAAGGTTTAGCGTCATGTTGTCGCGGATGCTTCGCGTGTCAAGGCTCATCACATTGAATAGTCCTGCCAAGCGCGATGCTGTTTCCTCGGTCATTTCAGCGCGAATAGATCCAGCCATACCTGACTCTTTTGCGGAGTCGCCAGACTCAAACAAACTTTCTCCGAACACATCTTGCATGATCTTATTATATTGCTCCATGCCCGACTGCACCACCTCCGCCGATGTTGCTGCCTGCTCTTTCAGTCCGGCCATCTCATCAACCGAAATAATGCCATCATTTCCAACCGCTTTCTTCATCAGGTCATACACCTTTTGCGACTCAGCCAAAACCACCGTGTTTTTAAATGACTCAATGAGTGATTCGCGCATGGTGTCTTCAAACATGTTCGAAAAGTTCTCAATTGCAGATTCCCCGTTTCGAAATCCTTCAATGATTGAGTCGGTGATGTCAGTTGATGACGTGGCTGTGAATTGTTCGAACAAGGCGGCTCGCTGGTCTTTTAACTCTTGAAACTGCGCGACATATTCTTCCAGTTGATCGATGTTTTCGATGTTAAAGCCGTTATTATTCAGAGCCTCCAAATCAATCTCATCAAAACCATCTTGAATACTGGAAACCATTTCATTCGAGATCGCTTTCCCTATATTTCCGCTACCCCTTCCGAATAATTTATCTGTATCAAATGCAAGCCCTCCATTCAGTATTTTTTCCAGTTCTTCGATTCCGCTGACGTCAACACCTATTTTACCATTAAGCAACTTTGCCTCAATCGCACTATTGTCTGCACTTTTATCCAATGCCGCAATCTGTTTCTCAATTAGAGCAAGGGTGTCCTTTTCTGCCTGAACCCTATCTTTGCCAGATGTTCGATTCATCAAGTCGAGTTGATATTCAAGCTCCTTGTTTTGCAACACGAGTTGTTGCCTGTAATTTTCTGCTTTTCGCGCTGCTTCCGCTTGTTTCTTTGCTGAATCGTCAAACAGTGATGATACTGTTGACACCACACCCATTATACCGGTGGCGGTACCCATGATGTCACCGGATGAAAAACCGGCCATCATATTACCCACGTTGCCTACGAGGTCGGCAGTTGTATTAAGAACCTTGCCTAATTCCTCGTCCATCTGCCCGGCATAGCGTGCCATCTCGCTCATTGCGTTGGCGCCTTCGATGAGACCGGCACCAATTTCGGCCTTACTCAGCATCCCCATTTCTTTCCGCAACTTCTCTGCGTTCAGCTTTGCCGACTCTGAGTAGTCGGCGAGCTTCTTAAACTCAAGCGGCACAGCGGCGCTTCTCTTGATATCCGTCACCTTCACTTTTGATGTGTCGGTATTACCGGTCATGGGCTTAAGCTCTTCCTTCCCATTGAGGATGACGCCTCCTTTGGCTGCTGCCTGGTATATGGCAGCAATTGCGTCTGTATTCCCCTTGTATGCATCGAGCTGTTTTAAGAGATAATCTTTGTAGTTGTCTCCTTCTGATTTCAATGATGCATAGTGTTTTTCAAGTGCATCACGTTCCTTGGCGCGAGGGTCTTTCATAGCCTCCACGTAGTCGTCGTAGGCCTTTTCTTTTTCTCCTAATTTCTTCCTGTAGTCCTTCCCGTCGTACTGGTTAGCTTTGTTTGCTGCTTCGTTGATCGCATCCAGTGCGTTACCAATTGCAGTGGCCTGATCCTCCAAACTTTTTCTAAATTGCGAATCCTTGATTTCGCCAGAAAGCACGGTCTTCACCTGTTGTTGCAGGCCAATCAGTTCTTTTTTTGATTTGTCTGATACATCACCAAGCAGGGATGCGTATTTCGAATAATAATCTTCGAGTTCTCCGGTGATCAGGGCAAGCCTTCTTTGCAGTCCTTCAAGGGTTTCGGTTTCGGTGGCAGCAATAGCTTGTGCCTTTTTCACTTCATTGAACGATTTGTTAACTAACTCAGGGCTTCTCTCTACTGTTCTTGACTGTCCGAGGTTGTCATACACAGTATATTTGCGGGAAGTGGTTCTTCTTGCAAGCTCCTCGTCATTTTTTGCTTTGTCAATCGCTTTTTTTGAAAGGTCAATTTGTGCTTGCAAACTGATGATTTGGTTGTCGCGCGTCTCCTTGTTTGCCTGCTTCATTTTATCTGCTGACAACGCCACCGCATTACCGTACTCATCAACCTTAGTGATTGCATCATCATAGAGTGGTGCTAGTTGCTTCAATAGGTCATTGTATCGGGTCTGTTCTTCGGCTGATTTGTTCTGAATCTTACTCAATGATTCATACTCTGAAACCATCTTTTCAAGGCTCGAAGTTTTGTCAATCTCTTCCGATAAGTCCTTGAATGATTGCAAGCCTTCTTCTGCTGATCTTATTTCCTTGCCAAACAGCATCAATCCGCCAACGAGTGCAGCAATGCCGGCTGCGGCCAAGCCCCAAGGGTTCATTTTTGTAGCCAGGCTAAATGCAATCTGCGCATCCTTCGCGCTTCTGATGCCACTAGCAAGACTCAGCCATGCTTGCACTGCTCCGGCCACTGCTTGCGCCTTTTGCGCCATTGCAGCAAGCATCAACGCAGCTCTATATGCTCCGTAAGTGGCCACTACAACACCCAATACCTTCAAGATGTCTTCGTAATTCTCAACCATGTTGGTTAAGCCACCAATCACATCAGATATCACACCTTCGTTGTTTTGACCAATGTCATTGAGCATCCTATCCCAAGCATCACCCAAGTTTGAGAGCTGTCCGGTAAGTGATGCTGACTGTTTTTCCATGAGGTTGTAGAACATGCCTGTTTCGTTGGTCATGTTCTTGACGGCTTGCTGCAAGTGACCGAACCCAATCTGGCCAGTTTCGGCCATCTTGTAAATCTTGTCGTCGGTGGTTCCGATCACTTTTGCCAATTCGCTGATGATTGGCACACCTCTTTCGGCAAACTGGTTGAGTTCTTCGGCCTGCATCTTGCCTTTTGCCGAAACCTTGCCGTATGCTGCAATCAAATCACCCACCGGAACCGATACCCCTGCGGCTACATCTCCAATTCGCTTAAGCGTGTCGGGTATCTCTTCGGCTGGTGTTTTAAAGGCAAGAAGCTGTTTCGCCCCTTGCCCTAATTCGGTGAGTGAGAATGGAGTTTTGGCTGCGAGTTGAACCACATTAGCCATCAAATTGTCGGCTTTCTCCTTGTTGCCGAGCATGGTTTGCAGAGCAATGTCGAGCTGTTGAAATTCGCCCCGTACATTCACCACTTGCCCGATGAAGTCCTGTGCAGCCGTCAACGTGAAATATCCGGCCATGGCCGCTCCCACTTTCTTCATGGTCGCGTCCATCTTGTCGCCCTGTTGTTGGGCATTGTTCGCCATATTGGCAAAGCGTTGATTAATATCTCTGAGTTCTCGTCTCAGTTGATCAGCGTCCAGTTGGGCTTCGAAATACAGGTTAGCCATGTTTAGCAAATTTTTTAAGGGTGTCCCTTTCGTCCGCTGCACTCACCATGATCGGCTTGTCTTTTGCCTCGTAATCGTACCAAGGCAAATCGCTCGTCATCATCCGAAGGTTTATCCAGCTTACTCCCCATAAAATATAATCAACCGTGTACCCGAAGCTTTTGGCTATGCCTCCAATGCTTCCCCAGATGGTTTTCCCTCCACGGGAGCCGTCGCGCTCTTTAGTATGTTCGACCCGCCGATCAACTGCATAGTGAAAAAAAAATCCTCTGAGTTCATTTGCTTGAGAACGACTGATGCGAGCTGCAGGATTTCGGTTGCATTCAGATTCCACAGCAGGTAGTCTGTTAATTGTCTCTCCTTCCACCATGCTTTCAGATTCCACCATGCGGGTTTCTGGTTGGTGATACCCATTGCCAATAGTTGACACACGGGACGCATATTACCCGCACTTTGCATAAGGGCAGGGATTGCTTCCATTTTCCCGTTAATGTGCTCAAGAGTGGTCGCAATGGTGCTTATTCTGATGAGCGTGCCAAGCTTCATGCCGGTGATGGCGAATGCTCTTCCGGCAACGGTGAATTTGATTGCCTGATCGGTCAGTGCTTGACCGGCTTTTGTTTCAATGTTGTTTACCATATCTGTTCGGTTTCCCATTGTGGCGGGTGTTGTTTGTGATGAAATGGCATTCCAGGAGCGTAATAAGTGGGGGTGACGTCCACATGAACGAATGTCTTTTTCTGGTCGATGTAGAGATTCAGCCCAATGCGAATCTTAAACCCAAGCATTTTGGCCGCTTTCTTTAATTCGGCTGCGAGTTTGCGTGATTCTGCATAACTGGTGGTGTCGATGTCGAAGGCCATGGCCACAACATGCGGGGACGTGGTGGCTGCCCGATCGTCATTGGCCTTCAATTCTTCCTGTCTGGCCTGCGTCCGTGTGGCTGAATTGAAGTTACACACCGGCCATCCGTTCAGTCGAACCTGGTCAATTATCTGAATCAATGGGGCGGCCAATGTGGTGCCATTTGGTATGTATGGTTCTCCAAGGGTGATGTACTTACCAATCTTCGACCCAAGGCGGGGGAGTCCGTAAATGCCTTGCCACACATCAAGGCTGACGTTTTCGCCCGTGGCTAGTATGATGGTTGCTATATTCATATCTATTCTATTAAATAAAACCACCCCCGAAGGGGCGGTGATTATGCGTTGTCTAGTTTGCGTTTGATCAATCCTTTGAGCGTGTCGTATATCTCATCCGTAATTTTGAGCACCCGAAACGAATAGTCGAGCCGTTCAAAATTCTCATCTACTGATTTGAGTTCCCAGTAAAATATATGAAGCAGGATATAGAAGTGAATCAGTTTAAATGGTATCTCCATGAAGTCCAATCCGGTTGTCACGAACTCTTTTCGTAGAATAAATGAGACGGCCAAGAAAACCATGTATGACCCGAACTTAAAGACCCACCCAAGGCCACGCTTCGAAATGAATTTCTTGCCCTCTTTTTTCGAAGCTTTCAGCCCGGTAATGCAATCTGTCACCATAATGGAGAACAGCAACAAAAAAAGGCCAAGGGAGATGCCAAGGAATGATTCGGAGAAAGCGGTTAATCCTGTGATAACAACCGATAGTAAGCCCGCGTAAAAGGCCGCCGCCTGCACTTTAATTTGACTGAAATCAAATAGCCGTGCGATAAATATCATGTGTTCCATGTCGTTTTTATTAAAAGCCCCGGACAAAGCCGGGGCAGGGTTAAGGATTATGAGATTAGTCAGGGATCACAATGTGATACGCTGCGCCGCCATCTCCCGGATCAAGTGGTGTTGCCTTCACTTCCATTTGAAGCATATCCGCTTTTCCGAGGGTGCCATCAAATCGTCCAATGATACTGGCGTTTGGAATTAGGATTTTTACCCCCGATTCGGTTGTCAATTCAATTGCAAGCTTGATGTTCACGCTTCCGGTTGGAGCCTTCCAAGTGGTTTCTGTTGTCCCGTCGACCACAGTTCCTCCTTTTACTTGAGAAACAATAGCGGCTGAAATGTCGTAGCATTTCCATACGATATCCATCTTTGAATCTTCGGTGATGATAGATTCAACTGGTGCCACTTGCTCCTCAACAAAAAAATCCTGAACAGTTGCTTCTGACTCAGAAAGAGTCATCGACCCCTTAACAGTCTTTGCGAAATCAGTCACCGTAACCGGCATGGTCGATGTTCCTGTTGGGGTTCCGAATTTTACGGACTTGAGTCCGAATGCAAATTGTGCCATATTTTATTTATCAATTAGGTTACACAATAATCTGATGTTTACATAGTGTTCATTGAGGGTGTCCTCCCTCTCTATGCCTTGTCGGTCATAGTAGATGTGCATATTTTCAGCAATGATCAGTTCGAGAGCCTCTGTGTAGATGGATGCCAGTTCGCCCAATCGTTTTGAGTCGGGTAGGGAAGGCTGATCTTTTATGATGATGTCCTTCACGTGGATGTTGACGTTTGCATAGCATTTCATCAACGTGTCACCGGTGATTGGCATGGCATTGATAACGATGTACTCCTTTTCAGTCCCCGCAGGTTTTGCCATTTTGAAAGTTGGCAATCCCATTGGTTTGAGATACTTAAATAAATAGTCAATAGCTTCTATGTTCGTTCTCATGGCTTAAAATGAAGTTTCAAAATCAATGGTGACGCCTTTCTTTCCCAACTGTTGAGTGTATTTGCGCAACAGGTCGCCAAGATTCACTAGGCATTGTTCTTCCTGCGAAGTGATCACGTTGTAGCCCTTCGATTCAAGTGCTGATGCGTAATCCATGCCGGCAACGCCAATCAGTCGATAACCGCGTTTGGGGGGGATAGAGGCCAGTGCTTCAAGTGCGTGAATATTACTCGAACCTTCTTTCACCACCTCGTTATCTCTCATCACAAAGTAGCCTATCGAGCTTCTGAGGTTGGCTGTCCTATCCTTGTAGTCGCCTTTCGGGAATAGTGAGGATGAGATATGCAGGGCGTTTCTCGCATCACTTACAAACTGCTCTCCGCAATACTGCATGATTTGCAATAGCTTACGCTCAATCTCTATTAGGTCTTTGTTGATGGCCTTTTCAAGAGCGTTATAGCTGAATCTCGCACTTACACCCATAGCCGTGAATTTAATTGACCGTTACTGTGACGTTTCACGGTTCCCTTAATGCTTCGCCCGTCAATCATTATCACTGCTTCGGCATTGGCCGTTACATTGACGCCCATTTTAGGCAAATACACATTCCATCCATACTCCAAAACACTGCCATCTTCGCCCTTAAGCACTTGCCCTGTTCCGTTGGGTTCGGCTCTGCAAATACCCGTGAACACCACCGTTGTAGTGTCTGCAATTGGATTGCCATCTCCGTCGTATGTCAACGAGCCTTGCTCGGTGATTTCGATCGTGTGCGGGTATTGTGATATTACCATAAGTCAACAGCTTTAATCGTTCCGACATTCACAACCGTTTCGAATCCCATATCTTCACCGTGCTTGCAGTAAATGGCCTTGGCCAGATCAAGCATATTGCCCTTGTCGGTCATGCTGATTTGATAGCCACCCTCGGCAATGGTGGGAGTGGAGACAAGAAGCAGGTAAACATCAGCCGTGGCAAGTTCGAATTCCTTCGATAACAAAACGGTTTGATTCGTTTCGTCCGCAGGATTCAAACCCCGCTTCATGGTGATGATCGCTACTTTATTGTCCTCGATGGGATAATTAACGATTGCTTTAAGTGCTTCGGTGATGGTCATTGCTCTGAGGGGTTAAGAGTATCGGGAGCAATCAAGTATCACTCCCGATACAAGGGTTAGGTTACGAACGAATCGACGCAGTATCCACGATCAATGTTCCGCCAATTGCTTTAGGCACAAGGAACCCGTTCAGTTCAGATTCAAACAGTCGGAAGTCTTCGCCAACCTTGTACTTCATCAGTACATTGTCGTTTTTTGCGTAAGTAACACCTGCCACCGGCATACGCTCCTCATTAGAGAAGGTATATAAGGCATCTCCAAAGTTTTCCTCGTTGTGGAAAACCACCCGATCATCTTTGAATGGAGTGATGATCGACCCACTCTCCACCTGAACCCCGTAATCTACCAACTCAATGGTTGGCAATCCTGCGGCTTCCAACTGCATGTTCACCATTGCTGGAGTGATCACATTGATTGGATTAACAGTATAGGTCATGGTTTTTTGCTCCATCTTCAACCCATAAGTGGATGTAAATTCCGTTGAATTCACCATCTTGTTGAAGGTTGATCGACTCATCTTCATTTTGGAATAGGTCTTGCCTTTGGCTTTCTCTTCGTCCAGAATGGTGCGAATATTACTCAAGGGCTTGTGATCGGTGTAAGCCAAACTCCAAGCTTTGGTAATCACTTTGTCCTTACGCGCCCCAAAATCAGCAGTGAAAGTCACACCTTGGGGATTGTCAGCAGCAGCAACCGTAACGGTTCCGTTTGAGATGATTTCACCAGCCCACATGTCGAGACGTTTGTGAGGTGCCAACATCAAGGCTTTGATGTCAGGAAACAACTCATCAATGATGGCATTTCCGTTTTCAATAGTACCTGCACGAATGGCGTCCTCTAACTCCATAAACCTGCGAAGTTCTTTCAAGTCGAGCGTAAATCCATCCTTGATAGAACCAAGGCTTCCCTGAAAGGTGTTACCTGTTGGCCTTTCCTTTCGTGGAGCGCGTGCGCCGTAATCCACCACCGAACCAGCAGTGATGCGTGCGCCTGCTACCATCAACCCGTCGTAGGTCAATGTGGGTGAATACTTCCATCCAAACCACCTTTTCCACTGAATGCCATCCAATGATTTGGCGGTATTATCTACGAGTGCTTGAAATACCTTTGTTTTCGCAAACACATCAAGCATTAATTGACTTTTAGCCATGTTCTTACTTCTTTAAGTGTTAGATAAATAGAAATCGTGAAGTGAGCGCGGTCTTATTGGCCGAAGTCACGGCATAAGGCAGATCACTTTCTTTGATTTCAAGGATTGATATCGCCACATTAACCGTGGTGTGCTCCTCTAATTGCGCATCATGCAACAGGATTCCGTTTGCAACATTGGCTTCGGCTGCTGCCGCTGCTCCTGTGGCTGAGCTTTGAAATAAAACATCACCTGCGGTTAACACCACCCCAAGGGTTGTCCCTACGGTTAATTGATCGTAATCAGCATTGCTGGTGTCAATGGCGGTAATGGCATAAGCCGCACCTCCTACTGTTTTTGCAATGTAGTTGCCTACAACAAAAACATGATTCTTCTTCACCTTGATAGCAGTTGCAGTATTGGTGGCATCAGCCTGCACAATAGCGTTTTTCACCACTTTGGCGGTGCGGGTAGTCCGATTGACGGACATCAGCGCACCCTTCAATAGGTAGTCCATTGCAGATGGCAGCACGGACTTGTCTAAAGTGAAACCACCTGTTGCTTTAATTACAAGCTCCTCAGGCCACAGCACTTTAGTAATTGGGTCTTTAGTTCCGATTTTAAATTGCATAACTCAATTTTTTTAATGATTACTTTTTCTCGAATTGTGATCCATAAGCATTAAGCTGGGCTACCATGGAATCCTCTGTTACCGAGCCAGCAGATGGGGCATACCCCCCACTTGCAACCTCTTGATTGATGATGTCCTGTTTGAATGCAGTGTACTTTGTCGCGACACTCTCGATCTCCGCATCCAACGATTCAGAATCAACATTAACCCTGTCGGCAAATAAATCCATGTGCTTTTCTTCGACACCCTTTGCTTTAAGTTTGTCGCGTACTTGTGCCATTTTGGCTTCCCTTGCTTTGGTCACATTCACTTGCTCTACAGTCCCCGAAAGTTTGGTTACTGTTTCAAGCAAGCCTTTCGCCCAAGCGGGCATTTCTTCGCCCCCTACTCCCGGAGTGGGATTTGGTTGCGGATTTGGATTTTGAATTGGCTTCCCGTTTTCATCGAGATTGTGTTTCTTGCGAAAATCATCAAGCGCAGTCTTCTGGGCGCCTTGTGCGCGGCGGTCGCCCTCTTGTTGCGCATATAATGCGGAAGTCCTAAGCACTTCAATTGTCCCGTCATTGATAACCGTTGCAATCTGTGCTTCATCGGTGATGGTTTTGCTGTATTGATCAGCAACCCCTTGGATGTATGCATCCGGAACCCCTGCGAGTTTGGTTTTCAGGTGTGCAAAAATTTTGGTTTTCATAGATAAACGCGTTTAGTTTCTCTGTTAAAACCTAAAATATAATTGGGCGTTTATCTGGTTCTGATGAGTTTGAGTTTGGGCTTTCCGTTTTTGAAATTGTCTCTTATCCAATAGGGCTGATTCTTATAGTCCGCGAATCGATCCCAATTGTCCGTGACGTACTTTTTTGCATCGCTTGGCATTGCCTTCACCCGATTGATTGCCACGCCCGAATCATCATCAAGTGATGAGATAAAATCATCCTGACTCATCAGAATGGGAACCTTGAAACACAAGCATCCCGGATGCCAACCACGAAAAACAAAGTCCTTAGGATATTCGCCCTTCATATTGTCGCAGATGTCAACACGCGGATGAGAGCCTGAAAGCTTCACTTCGTATCCCGTCACAAAATCAAGCCCCTGCCATCGTTCATGGTCTGCCATACGATATGCCATGTTGGTTTCGGTTGCGGCCAACCGAAGCGCATTTTTGTAGCTCGATCGATACACGCCCCGCCCGGGGTGATAGTCTTTCATGGGCTTTGATGGCACCAACTTTCCGTCTTCGTTGCGAACCCTATGGAATATCTTTTCAGGATCATTCAGTAATTGCCGGATGTCCTTACTTATTTCTTCGGCACTTCGACCTACGGAAATTCCACTTTCAAGGTAGAATTCAAGTTGCGTTTTGGTTTGCGCTGACAGGTTCCATACTTTATCAGACAATCCCATGCCGTCAATTTTGCGCTTTTGGAAGGCTTTTAAAGCGTCAAGGTTTCGGGCGTTCATTCCCAACAACACTTGATTATTCAAGGCAAGGCCATTGGTGAAGGATGCGACCAGTTCATCATTCTTAACATTCGACAGCTCCCATGCAGCGGCCTGTTCGCTGTTTATCCATGCTTCAAGGTCTGTTGCAAACGATTTGAGTATCTTATCAAGCTCCTTCTCGATCCGCTTGTTTCTAATCCACGCATCAGCGGCGGGTAGTGGCTTCCATTTTGCAAGTAATGGCGAAGCCGAGTTGATTAACTCGGCAAATCGCTTGCTTATTACTTTGTCCTGAGCCAACATGCGCTGAACAAGCTGGCGTTCGAAAAATGTATAATCCATCTTTGTTCAGGTGCTTATTGGAATGATCCCATGATTGCCGAACCATTTGCGGCGGCTTCTGTTTCTGCTTGAAGCTTCAATTTGCCTTGTTCTTCTTGCGCATCTTTGACCAATGGATTAAGGCTTGTGCCAGTCTCTTGCGACATAATGGGTTTGTCTCCTGTGGCTCGCATCAACACCTCCACAGTTTCCTTAATATCATTTGGAAGTACGGAGCCGAATGTCACTTCAATCCAATTGGCTTCAATCTGGGTTTTAAGTGATATATTGGTGATATTCTTGATTCCCGCAATCACCACGGCCACCATGCGCTGCACAGCCTTCTGCAAGTCTTCGCGGTCACTGGCTTTTAGCATGGCATCCATGAACATCAACTGCATTGCTATTCCACTGATGCCCGACCCAAGCCCCTTCACAGAATCAAACGAAAGATCAGGCGTTGAACTCATCGAGAAGATGCCGCTCCACATGGTTTCAAGTTCTAATTTGATTGATTCAGGGGTTTGATCCCATGTGAGATAAGAGGCGTCGCCATGGGTAATCTTTCCATCAGCCGTTTTTTCGTTCGGGAAATTAACAGCCTTGCCAGTATCTTCTTTGCCCGGGAGTTTCTCTACTTTCCCAAACAGCTTCAAAAGTGGTTCCGCAAAATATGAGTTCGTGTCTGAAAGTCTCGAAATACGCATTTCGAAGTTGTCCATGAGTGTTACAATCTCCTCCCATTCCGGCTCATCTTGCTCTGCATACACAACAGGAATTTTACCAAACAAATTCGCAACCACACCCGAACCACCTTCGCCCAATTGCTTTGGCACCCATCCAGAATCACCCTTTTGCATGTACATGATTTGCTCAGCGGTGTAGATATTGACACATTCAATCTCTTTGCCTTCGATGTCCGCAGCTTTGTATTTCCACAGAAAGGCGTCCATATCCCCCAAGTCATCAAAATGTGGGTAGAAATCCCCTGCATCCTTATTCAATAGCTTAGTGCGAAGCTTTGATGTTTTATCATCACCCACAACAGGATAAAAGAGTAGAGCGGCCTTGGTTTCAACCATCACAGTGCGGGCAAAGTCTTTGATCACGCTTTGCATCTTGAGTTCTTCTTGCCACTTCTTTTTGAACTCCTTTAGTCCATCATCTTGCTGTGTGCCAGTCACTGACATTCCACCACCAAACAGAAACGCCACAGCGGTGCGAACTATCTTTTTCGGAAAGTTGAACACCAATCGAGCCACGTTGACAACCTTCTTTTCGTCACCTTCGCCAATTGTTTTGTTTTCACGTTTGCCCACAGAGGTTATACGCCTGTCTCTGTCGCCTTTGAATTCGGCGATGTATTCCGATGTCTCACGCTCGGTATTGGTATCCTTAAACTGATCAATGACTTTCTGAAAGTCAGTTGCATATTTTGCTTGAATGTCTTTGAATGATGGCATGGCTTCACTTTTGCCATAAAATATAAAAGCCCGCTATCCTTAAGGTTGCGGGCTTTTATTCCATCAAGTATTGTTATTCCTTTTTCAGATAATTAGCGATGAACGCTCCGGCCTTGCGCATGAGTGAAGCCATTTCACTCACATTCGTTACTTCATCGCTAAATTCGATATCCTGTAAATTACTCAGTGGGTCATTGGCCACATAACGCGCCTTGAATCGTGGCGGCTTGAGTCGGTAAATAAATAACTGCCCGTCCTCTTCTTTGATAACATGAACAGGCTCTTTTGCAACGAACGTCTCGATTAGTTCATCAACCGGACTGGCTTGTTGGTAGTCTTCGTAATCGTTGAACTCGAATGTAGTGCCATCCGTATCAATGATTTGATACACTTCTCCGGTCTGTTTTATGCGATACACAGAACTTGCCGTTCTGTTCTCTAATAGCTCGATGGTAGCCACTTCGAGTATTTTTAATCTAGCAACGATCTGTCTATTGGGCTGGATAGTAACATTTCCGAAATTTGCATGGAACCGGTCAACTATCTGCCGACCTGTGAGCATGTGCCACATGTGGCTGTGTATTTGTTTCATGTTAGGGGATATAAAAGAGATATGTATCTTAAACTATTTGAGTGTTGTTTTTATATTCAGTTTTTGAACGCTGAAAAACGGCCTCTATGTCAATAGTTGCGTCAATGTCATCGAATCTCAAGGTGATGCCAATGGCGTGACTAACAGCCATGATAACACGCAGCTCAGGGCAATGCTTTAACGAAAACAATCGCGAGACATTTGATTTCATTAGTCCGGTTCGTTCGACAATATCATTGTTTGAAATGCCTTTTTCTTTGGCCACATTTTTCAAAAATAAGACGATCAGCTTCCACTGATCGTCTTTTGGGGTTGGATTATTCTTCATCATTGTTTTCCTCTATTCTGTAATATCTGCTGTCGTATTCATAGCTTTCGTCACCGCTTTTGAATAATCGTCCGCCGTAGTTTGTCATGTCATAGTAGCCTTCGCCTTCGTACTTCATGTAGTTTTTAACGGTATTGTCAGAGTAATATTTCCAACGTTTGGCGGTTTTCTCGAAGTAATCTTCAATAGTCATATTACAGGCTGTTGCCTGTTCTTCAATCATGCCGAAGTAGCGGTTCATTAACCACTCGTTTTCACTTTCAATCAATACTGCGTTTTCGTAATCTTTGTTGAAAAACTGCTCCAGTTTGGCAGTGGCCTGCTCGTGGGTTAAATCGGTAGCGATTGTTACTTTTTGTTTTCCGTTGAAGTTGATGTCGCGTGCTGCGATGTAACCGTTAGTGTTACCTGTAATCTTGTAAGTTTTCATAATTCTAAGTTTATATTGGGAGTGTCTCTCCCTGTTTGTTATGATGTAAAGGTATATCATATTTGATAACTGCGCAAGCGTTTTGGTATTTATTTTATCAAATTTGATAACTTTTTTTATACATACACCTCAACCCCTTGTTTCTTCGCTCTGAAATCACCCTTGAACTTCGATGCCAATTGAAATCCTTTGGCTTTGGCTGCTACCTGATTGAACTTAATCCATATTTGCTCATCCTTGAACTCACAGTGCATTGTCCCCTTTTTATAAACCCGCACCCGAAAGAATCCCCAATCATACCACGTACCGAATTCTTTGTATCTCACAACAGCCTTTTTGTATCCGGTTGATAGCTTGTAGCGATAGTTTGGGTCTTCAATAAACTCAAAAACAGTGTGATTCTCGTGTTTTGTTCCGTCTCTGTCTTCCCATTTGTTCTTGTCTTCAAGGTAGCTATAACCTTCTTTTCTTTCATCGTCCGGTTTAATAATCTCAAAACCCACATCTTCCCCGTGATACCCGAAAAACTCCTCAATCTTTTGCGTGTCTTCATACTTTGTTCCGGTAATCCAACACATTGCCTTCATTAGATCATTTAACCTGTTCCCTCTTTCCGAGTAGCTTATTTGTGGATGCCCTGTGTAGCCCATCTCAATACCGCAATAAGGGGCAATGAATTTCTTGTTAACCACATATTCGGAGTTGGTTTTCCATCCCTCGTTATTGTAGCGGTTTTCGTGGTGGTGCTCAGTCAACCAATCAAATACCTCAATGATTACTTTATTCATCCTGTCGCCATGTGTGCCAACAACCATCTGGATCATCTTGTAGATGTTGGAACACGTGAACGGAACGTTCTTTTGCTGCTCAACAAATTTGTTCAGAAAGCCTTTTAATGATGAAGTCATGTATTTATCGGCATTCAGCTTGTTGAATGCTGTTTGCCATGCTGATTTCTGTAATTCCAACCTGAACGACTCAAAATCTATATTGTTCTTTTTGCTGTCAACGGCAACGAATGAGATGTGATGTTGAGATGTGATGATGGGTTTTATCAGGCTATTCATTTGCGACTGAGCCGATATCACTGAATCGAATGTCTTAAGGGCACCCACATACCTATTTACAATCTCTCTGATTTCATCGTGCTTCATTACGCCATTGCCCTGCGCCTCTTCTTGCTCTTCGTCCATGTCAAAAAACTGATCATAGTTTTCTTCATTGACGATTGGCTTATTGAGCACAACAACGGCCACGCAAACATTTGTCTTTCTTTCGGCGGTGGCGAAAACATTCCCCAGTGTTTCCCAGTATCCATAGGTGTCGATAATGGTTCCGAGCTGTGAACGCCCCCTGTTGTATCGATTCGAAACCGTTTCTTCGTTTAGGATCACAACAACCTGGCAACCTTCGGGGGCTATTTCCCACATCTTAAGGGCGTGCTTGTCCCCATTGCTAAAAGGCGGGTTAGCGATGATGCACTGAATGTGTGATACATCTTCTTTGCTTACAGACAAGAAGTCCGCACCCAATACGGAATCAACCTTTTTTGAAGAGATGGAAAGTAGGTCTTCGGACAATTCGCAACCAATGATTTTTGAAGGGGAATATTGACGAATGACGTCAACCAGATCACCTTTCCCCATGCTTGGTTCGAGCACTATCTTGTTGTGAATGTCAACTTTTGAGCACATGATATGTGCCACTTCTTCCGGTGTAGGGAAGAAGTCGGGATTGTTAAAAATACTCATGTTCTTTCGGTGTTTTGGTGTAAAATATATGTGTTAGAAATTTTGGCGTGTTCATTGTTTAGGTGTGTTTATTGTCAATGAACGCCAAGTGTGGTGGTGCACACTTTGGGTATAATCAAGGGAATAATATTCTTTTGAAATCTCTGAGAAATAGTCTGAATTTAACGTTCAATAAAAGCTTACTTCCGGTGAGTGTCTTAAAATAGATGAGCTGTCGTTCTTCAAGTGAGAGGTATGGTTTTTTCATGGCTTAACTATTTTGAGTTCTTCGCCTGTCATGGCAAAGTATAGGTTTTGGAGTTGGTGGACGTATGGGGTCTCAATTTTCTTCAATCTATTGTCGAAATGATAAAGGGTCAATATTCCATCCATTAATTCAAATGTATATTCCGCTTTTTCGTCCCAAACTTCAAAATCAAATTTTAATCCAGTCCATCCACTCATATTTATTGCCCCAAACTTCAACAGCCATTCTTCGTTCAATGGGATTGGTTCTATTTCTTCAATGTCTATTTGATCTTCTCTGCTTCCGCTGTAATTGTTGAAGATCATGTTAATGCAGAAATCGATAACATTTTCAACCTCAATGACACTACCATTGTGATAAACGAGATTCCCGATTCTTAATTCGTTTGGTTTCATATTTTCAACATTTAGTACGCATTAAAGATATTTGCATCTGTTATTTGTTGTTAAAACTCTTGAATAGATAATAGAATGCGGCTTTGTGCCACTTGGTCAATTCCCTGTCGTTGTTTGGGCTTAGAATGCGGCTTAGATTCTCTTTGCGTATGTCCAGCATCCGGGACAAATCCGCATCCGTTAAGCCTAATTCCGTTTTCTTTCTCTCGATGTAATCCAGGTCAACACTATCAAGATCACCTTTGAACGGCACGGACACAAAAGACATATCCCATTCACTCGGTACAATGCCGGCAAATACTTCCTTTGCTCTATCTATCAATTCATCCCTATTGAGGTATTTCTCAGAAGGATTCTCTTTTTGCTGAACCTTTATTTTAACCGAATTGTCGCTCACGTCAAGCACCTCAAAATAGATGCGTGCAAAGCGCTTGTAATTCAATTCCGACGTGTCCAAAAGCTTCTTTTGATCTGTCGTTAAATGGATTAATTTTTCAATCCCTTTCATATATTGCTTTTTAAAAGGAGGGGGCGAACCCCCTCTCTGTTTACAATCTGATTTCTTTGAAGTTTGTGAGATCAAATATTGCTATTTGTTCGTTTAACTTCCCGAACTCAATCGCTTCATTTAGTTGGCTGTTTGGAAAGATTTTGACTGAATCAAAATAATACTTTCCACTCTCACCATCCATCCAACCACCGATGAAACCTGCATGCTGTTGAGCATGTTCGATGCATCGTTTAAGACCTTCACTGTCGAAGCTGTTTTGAGTAGCTTTGTAAGCCACCACAATCCCTTCGCTAACATGTTTGAGCGTTTCAAGCTCAACTGTGAAACCGTCTTGGTTGGTTTCTGCGACCTTCATAATTTCAAAGACTTTCATAGCGTGTCCCGTTTTTAGGCTGGTGTTCCCCAGTGTTAAATTTGTTTTGCTATTGTTGTTCCGTTGATCAACACTTCAAAGATAACAAAAGTTATCCAATGAGCAACCTATTTGATGAGTTTTTTTGTGTTTTTGAAATTATTTTTTTCTTTTGATTGATTGGTACATAACACTTTCGGATCATTTTGTCTTTTATGTCCACTGTATTTAAGCGACGTTAACTCAATGTTGTTACTTTTGCTTTATTGTTTAATCAAAATCAAAAAACGATGAAGAAATATTTTGGAATGATTGCTTTGGCACTGGCTTTATTGTCATGTGGAAAAGATGATGATGCAACGGCTTTGAGCTTTGCATCTGAAAAAGTAGAGGTTGATTTTAATCAATCAGTTAAATTGGTGGTTAATGGCGGTGGGGCAGTGTCCTACACATCCGAAAACGAAGATATTGCCACGGTTGATGCAGCCGGTAAAGTGACGGGGCATTTGGTGGGCGAAACGGTCATCACTGCAAAGGCGGGTGATCAGTCAGCTACTTGCACGGTTGTTGTTAAGCCTACTTTGGCAACCTATGTGGAGCCATTCGTTAAGTATGCCTGCAAGCCATCCGATATCAAGGCAAAAGAAACTCGCACACTATCCTCTGAGACTGTTTCAGAAATCATTTACGCGGGCGAAAATACGAACGTTAAAACCGTCACTTACTCAATGGACAGTGCAACCGGAATGCTTGGGGCTACGGTGGTGCTTAAATCATCAGCCGGATTTGATACGGTGAAATCATTCCTTACTGAGCGTTATCCTTTGACCAATTCAGCGGGGGGGGCTTATGTTTTTGAAAACGATGATATGATGATCACCCTTGTGTCAAGCTTGAGCGCGGGAATTGTGGTGACTTATGAGCCGTTTCCGGTGGTTAAATAATAGCAGTGATTTGCGACAACAAAGTGTGATATCCACTGTGATACTCACAATAGAGTCAGGTTTCCCCAAACCTGACTTTTTTATTAGTAGAATCCCAACGCTGATTTTGATTGTGGTTGATTGTTTTTCTTGCCGGTGAGTAGCCCCAAGTGTTCGATAAATTCGGCCAATATGGTCACGCCATCCGCTGCATCATCATGTTTGTTTCCTCCCTCTTTTTTGTAGCCGGTGAGAGCTTTGATGAAGCGGTCGTAATCACTTCCCCGCTCGTAATCCGAACGGAACCAGAAATACTTCTTCACAAAGCCCGACTTCATCAATATTCGGGTCTCTTTATTCGATGTGGTTGGCCTGCTGTCAACCTCGCAGGTGGATTGGCCTTTAATCAGCTTTTCAACATTCAAGGAGAATGACCGCCCGCCGTTGTTCGATTCGATCAATATCTTTTCAGTCCTGTTCTCGAGTATCATTTGCGCCACACGTGGCTCAGTGATCTCGATTGAATCCTTTGTGAATACCACATCTTTGATAAAGAAACGATCCTCAAAGAAATCAGCAAACGGGCTACAAAGATCATCATTCCCCTTGTCTGCTGTGTCGGTTGCTGCAATACGGGCGTCTGCTTGCTTGTCCTTGATTTCGTCAAGCGTGAACCATTTAAGTTCTGATTTGGGGAATAGTAATCCTTTCTTTTCGATAGGTTGCTGCATATATTCAGCCATCCATATAAACTCATCAATCTCTGATTCCAGTTCTCTGTAATATTCCGACGTGTGAACATCTTCACAAAAGGTTTCCCCGTTCTCATCCAGTGCCGGGATGCGGACAATGACATTGTATTTCCCCATCGCTTCCAATCGACCCAACACATCCGTTTCGCTCCACCTGGTGCCTATGTCGATCTTGCAACAATTACGCTCGACCCTTGAGTCGTGCGCGCCCTCTTTCCATGTCCATGTCTTATCGTTTACGTTTTCACTCATGGCATCCTCGAAGTCTTTAAAGAGGTCATCTGTCATGGCTAACATGGACGCACCAAAACCGATAATTGTGCCACCAACACCGGCACCGAAGTAACTCACCTGTTTGGCCTGCTTCAATGACCAACCGCCAATGTTTTGCTGATCACGACTCAATTCAACATTAGGAAACACCATCCGGGTGCGATCTGATTTGATGATGTCGCGGGTGTCATAGCTGAATTTATCGTATAGGGTAGCCGTACAGGTGTTTCGCATCACACTCTCAGTCGGAAACTGGCATAGCATAAATGAGGCAAACAAAGAGGTGATGTAAGACTTTCCGGCACGTGGAGGGAGAGAGGCGGCTACATTCAAGGACAATCCTTTTGCGTAGGCATCATGTACTTGTTGAAAGGCATCTGCTATAATCTTTAAAACGGGTCGTTTACTGAAAAACTCATAATCCATAAAAAGGCAATAAGCCCAGAAGTCACCTTTCTGAGCCTTTCGCCTTAATAGTTCCATGCGAGCGCGTGCCCGCTGAATGAGTTCTTCCCGTGCGGTCATTATTTTCCCCCGTTCGCAATTCGTTCCAGTTCTTCTTCTGTTTTGTTCGCAAATTCGTCAACGATCTTCATGGTCGATTGTTTAGGCGCATCAATGCCAATGATGTCGCAACGCTTGCCAATACACCATTGTATCCCTGCAAGGAAACGAGGATCACCATACACAACAACCTCTTTGGTTGTCTTCTCAAGGGCTTTGACACTTTCGTTAGTGCCCTTCGCTTTGGTGATCTTCTGCTGAAAGTCCTCTTTCGATTTCTCCCATGCCGTCCAATATTCCTGCTCTAAGTTGTCGATCTTAGCCAGCTCTTTCGCTTTGGCTTCGTTCATATCAACCATGGAAGACTGTTGCCACTGCTTTGACATGACTTTGAGGTCGGCACTTACCTGTTGCTGGGTAACACCCACCTGTTCGGCTATCTTATACTGTGCCAACCCTTTCAGGTATAGTTCAGCAATACGATGACGCCGCTCTATTATGATATGCTTCTTGTTTACTGGCATTTACAAAGGCTCTTTAACAAAGGTTTATATTTTGGGGGCTTATCATTTAATTACTACAAGGCACTATCTTATCGGCAATTACGGTGCTTTTCACTCCATCAACCCATATCTCAACTTCGGTTCTGCTTTTCATATTGAAGCTATCACAACTGATCGTCCAACCATTCCAATCACTACTTTCAGCCCATATATTTACGTGATACCTTCTTTTTTGATGTTCTGGACTACAAGAATAAACAAGGGCTAAAACCATGCTCAAAAGCATTATTTTGAGGGTTGTTATTTTTCTTTTCATTTTTACCATCTTTTAACACTCTTAATTGTTATATGTAACTTTTATTCTTATATTGTCTTATATACCTTATATATTGTTATTATATAGAAGATACTTATAGGCGGGATTTCATCCTTTGATCTCGCATTGATAGCCTCTTTCTTTCATCTCCTCAAACAAGGTGATGATTTCATTTGCCGGGATATCCTTGATGATTATCGAAAGGGGTTTGTCCTTTTCCTCTTCCGGTTCTTTAATCCCTTCATCCAATACGGGGAAGTCAATATCAAGCCCCCATTCTTTCAAAAGGTCAGTATCCCATTCATTGTAGAGCGTGTCCATGTCCCAATTCCCACCGTCACTGTTTGCAACGATGCAAGCCATCTTAAACTCTTCTTCCGTAAACTCAACCTCCCTATAGGCAAATCGCTCCCCCTTGTAGATGATATGTCCAATGGCAACTGTTTTGGATGGGGTGGGGATGTCGTATGTTTTCTCTATCTCAATAGTGGAACCGTTGAACACTTCGCTCCTTTGGTTTCCTCCGACATAAGCCTTATTGATTCGACAATACACCACGCCCGACAAGTCGCCAAGCTTTTCGATGTGCTCTTTCAGTAGGGCGAATTGCTTCTTGCTGATGGTTCGAGGGTTTCCTTTGAACTTATTGGCGGTGGTGATAGTTTTATTTGGAGCCATTCCCGAAGATTTTGTGAGGTGATAATTCGTGCTCGAAATAGGTTAATGCCACGGCCATTCCTGTTGCGACAATGTATTCATGCGTCTTTGTGAGATATGAATATTTGACATCCAACACCACGCCTTGATCTGATTCAGGTGTGACATGCCACACAGGCTGTCCAATCTCAAATTTTGGTTGATTCATGTGATTCCTATTTCTTGTAAAATAGAAAAACCCACTTATGGGTGGGTTTTCTGTCTTTGACTTAGGTTATTTGAATCCTTCATTTTTTAATTAATGCTCGTGCCACGACGAAAATCTTTGAGTAATAACCAACATGTTTTTTTGAACTATATCTATAATTCTATCGTGATAATCAGAAGCTTTATTTTGAAAGCCCCTTGCTTGGAGTATGCGTTGCTCTGAAAGCGACACCTCTATTGTTTCGATTGGTTGGTTCTTTATTCTTGCAGACAGGCAAAGCGTGTCTTTTTTTAAGAAATAGTTATTTGTAAACACACAATGCTTTAAGGTGTCACCCTCTGCCATATATTCACTTACAGATTCAAGAACCTTGATGCTTATATCTCCATCCGAAAAGTGTATTCCAAAGAAATTGCCTTTTAATTCCTTGAATTGTGTTTCGTTTCTTAGAGCTGTCTCTCTTTTTTCTATTTCATCCCTGCGACGAATAACCTCTCTTTTCTTCTTCACATACCTATCATGCTCTTTAGTGAGATTTTTAGGGCAAACATAGTGGGCGTTGTGCAGGTCTTTATTGAAGTAAAGGAGAAGATCAATGTAGTCGATCCATAACTGCGGGTCTTTGATCGAATACTTGTTTCGAATACAGATTTTTATAGCATTCCAATACCGATGACTGCCTCGCTCCTTGAAATAATTCAACAACGCATATTGCTTGCTTTTTAGTAGTGTTTCAAGTGTGCTGTTTGATGGAATATGAGTGATGGCTTCGAGTATTGTCAACCCCTTTAAGTTGCTATCAATGCCGTATTTAGTGAATTGAGGTAAAAAGATGGATTGAGGATGAATAGCGTGATGATATATGTCATATTTAATCCCTCTGTAATCATTATACTCCTTCCTTATTTCCATCTTCCCATTCCATGAATCGGTATTGTAATTCAATGAATGAAGTCGTCCAATTACTTCCCTTTTCCCGTTTTCATGTATCCAATGCTGTAAGACTTCCCAGCACTTATATTCTGTTGATTCCCCTGCTTTATGATGAGAGAATATATCAAAGTGCCGAATAACTTGAAACTCATAAAATATCTCTGTTTTTGCGACATAGATGTGTTGTTCGTGAGTTGTGCATCTTGATTGTTTAACCGTTAGCTTTGTTTTGCAATGAGGACAAATTGCGCTCTTTCGTTTTACTAATTGTGGAGAGAATTTCCCCCCACAATCCATGCAAACAACTCTTGTTTTAGTCATAAACCCCAAATGATAGAGACAATCAATAGAAGCCCATTTGAGTATTTCGTTGTCGATATCAAATAGTTGGCTACTATGTGATAAGACTTGCCATTGTAGTTTTGTTCGTGGCTTCATTTTAAAATAAACTACCTTGTTGAATATTCGGAATCGTGGCTTTAGTAGGCTTTGGTGGCGTGGTTTTTTGCTTGTGTTTTTCCATCTCTTGCGCCACTACTCTTTCGTAAGCTTCTTTTTTCGCTTCTTGAATATCGTTTTCTGATAATTCAAACGTCTGATTGACTACAACCTTACAGGCTATTGGATTGCCAACAGCAATATCATCTTCATCGTAGTAGTGTGCCGCCATCCCAAAAATCTCATCATCTGTAAATCCAATGCGCCCACTTTTTTTCACTGCATTGAGAATGCAGGTGATGCAGTCGTCAATATTCTTATTCTCTTTTTTAAGGTTCAAGGCAAACAAAGGATCAGATGTTGCCATTTCTTGAAGCTTGTTGCTTATTGTCGTTTTGAATGCGTCTGTTGTCCCCATTTTCTAATATCTAAAAGGTGTAAAATGAATGATTGCCATTGTCTCTGACAGGTCGAAGCCTTTGAACCATGCGGTGAAGTCATCGAGTGACAGACCGTCGTTTTTTGCTAATTGTTCCCTCGTTAAATGCACTTTGCTCTTGCTGTCGAAAGCAACAGGGTCGGAAAAATTACCATTGAGAAAATCAAGGCATTGGATGCCTATTCCATCATCTTTACCAAGCTGACAAATAGTGATCTGTTTTACTCCTTTCCCGTATGGTTTCCCATCCCAATAATACAATTCCAACACCGCTTCGCCTTTATTTATCTTCTCAAATCGCTCTGTCCAAAGTGTGTAGTTGCCCCGAATAGTGTGGAGTTTCGGCCAAATATCAACACTTTCTTTATTATGATGGTCAACGACATGGCAAGCCTCAAACTTATTTAGAGCAAGCTCTATCTTGTCATCAAACCAAGTTCTGCATCCTTTCCTCGGATGCGTTGCCGGAAACTTGACGCTTACCGGTAGTCGGTAACGTATTAACTTCTTTTCATTCATGGCTTCTGATTTGGATATTCGAGTTCGAGCAGCAGTTGCAAATAGTGAATTGCCTTTTTGATGTCTTCGGCTTTATTCTTATGCCGGTGGCGCATGACATACTTGATGACATTCCCTTCGATAAAGGGAACCTTGTTTTGAGTGATGAACTCAATAGGTTGGATGGCAAACTCTTTGTAGTGATTGCCTCCTTCTTGTGTTTTGAGTGCTGAATTTTCCATATCTTAATGATTTCCAGTGTGGCCATACCCATTGACACCTCTTTGCGTGTCGGATGCGATATGAGTTGTGATTTGAAATAATGCTGATTCGTGTTGTGCGATAACCATCTGTGCAATGCGATCAAATGGTTTGATTCGGATCGGTAAAAACGAACTGTTGTATAGAAGTATTTTGATCTCTCCCCTGAAATCTGAATCAATGGTTCCAAGGATGGCGAACAAACCTTTTTTGAATGATAATCCCGATCGGGGTCTGATTTGAGCCTCGTATCCAACTGGCAAAACAATGGTCACGCCTGTGTTGAATACTTTGCGGGTGAATGGAAATATCCACTTTGGTTTCTCTCCGCAGTATCGCATGTCATACCCTGCTGCCTGATACGTTCCTCTGACTGGCAGACATTGCGGGGTTGATAGTTTGATTTCGATGTTCATTCTTCGTCCTCCTCTTCTTCGTTGTTGCTCATCATTTGTTTACTCAAGCAAAACACAAGCGAATCCTCATGACAAGCTAATATGTCGGCTTTGTCGGATGGATCACCTTGAAAGTTGGCAGCTACATACAAGGCTGCTATTCCTCTGTCTGCAATTGTCATACTTATTTTTCGGCTACCTTTCCATGAGCCTTTTTCTGCAACGATTTTTTTTACCCTTGCGTCAGCTCGTTTATTCGCTTGCTGAATAATGCGATTTGCTTTTAGTAGGGTTGGTAAGTCTTCTGTGATGCGATCCGGCATGTCATGTAAGTCAATGCCTTGTGAGATCATAGTCCATCTGACCATTTTGCCAACGATGGCTTTTGCTTCTGAAATTTTCATATAACGTTGTTTGGTATTAGTAATAAAAAAAGCCCTCCGATTGGAGAGCCTTTATTCGTTGTCTGGTATAAATTGATAGCCGTCTATCGTGAAGACGTCTCGATACTTTCTCGCACCTTGCGGTGACAGATCGTTCTCTTTCGCAAACCGACTGACTCGCTTGGCTTGCAGAAAGTCTTCGATGATTAGTTTCAATAAAGAAACCAATCCAAAGTTTGACCACTTGCCTTCCATGACTGACTGGTTAAACTTATTAATCGCTTTGGTTTCGTAGTCAGATAGTTGCATGGTGTTTCTATTTGGAAATTAGCTTTACTCTGGTGTTATAGGGCATTTAAGGACGATACCCATCATGCAAAACATGCGTCAGAAATTGCATAGATTTAATGTATTCGGTCGGATTTGGAATATCACACCAACAGATTAATTTCATTGACTCTTCTCCAAAATGTGACCACGTTTTAGTATCGAAATTATAATGTCCTATATTGCAGAAAGTAGGTTCATCTTTGTCAAAAAGTAATACAGGTACGCTGAAATCTTCCATATTTCCGCGTTTATCTATTGCCCTTTTAGGCAACTTTTGCATTGGGTGAAAATCCATCTTATAAAGGTGTTGGAATAAGTGAAAAATCAAACCAATACTCAGCGGATTCATTAATATGCGTGAAGTCATCTCCGTCTTTGTCAGTAAAAGAATCACCTTGCCAGTAAGCACTAAATTTTGACTGTTTTTCAAATTCAGTACCCTTATAAATTGTACCAAAACAGTAATAATGACCTCTTCTTGTTGGTTTTTCAGAATTAATATTTTTCCACATATCTTAAAAAATAAACGCCCTATAACACTGTATAGCCACAAGCGGTGGCGTGTTCTCGCTTGGTAGCTTTCTGCATCCTATAAAGTTTTCGGCGGTGGATAGGGATGCAGTTTCTAATCCCCGCCTTTGGCTATACCTGTCCGTTGTAGCCAATTAAAATGACACTTCGACTGGATAACCTTTTGACTTAAAAAACAAGTAATCTTTTGTATTCATTTCGTTTGGATATAGCGATTTATACTTGAACCCATCTTCATTGATTTGAATTTCATCTTCACTGTATTTTTTGCGAATTTTTATCATATTATAATCACGGTTATGAAACCCTGCAAATTCCCATCCATCAGTTATTAACGATTTGTTTACAACATTAAGCCATTCTATCAAATCGTCCCTTTTTATTGAAAAATTCATATCAGTAAAAATTAACTGGCTATAACCGCACCTATACAAAAGCAGGGGTTTATCGGTATGCCAAAGTTTAAGCACTTTATTTAGTTTGTTGCAAATTGACAGGTAAGTGCTTTCGTGCGCGGAGTGCCGCCGAAAATATACCGCCGTACCGTTATGGCTCATACTAAAGAACCGCTTTCGACATTGCATCTTTTACTTGTGAAATTGTAGCTTCTAAAAAAACATTACCCATTTTTAAACCATTAGCATTTCGATAAGTAAGTGTTTGTTTAAGCATTTGTAAGCTACTTTCAAGAGCTGCATACATGTCAGGCGCTGCACTTATTAATTTTGCAGTCGGTCTATTTGTTTCTGAACTTCCATGTAAATTACAAACCCATACTGTTTCAAATCCTTCACCCTGATTGCTTCTTACTATATTGGTATATACATCTGTAAAATCTTGTAAATACCAGTCTCCTTTTATTGTTTTTTCTATTGCCATTTTGCTTAATTTTTAACCGTTTAACCTTATTTTAGCCTCTCTTCGATCTTCGTCTGTTGGTAATTTAATGCAGACGCGATGTGATCTTGTGTATTCATCATCTTTATCGCAAGTACCTTCGTTTTTATAGGTTGAGTCCTCAATGAAGTGCTTGCAGTTGCCACACCTCATTATAATTAGTTTATTTTTCATGGTTATGTTATTTAAAATAACTCCAATTGTTGCGCACACCCCCCTTTGGCTCCATCACCACAAATCCGATCCCGAATAAGTCTGAGTGTTCGCAAATACATGATATGCAGCTCCTTTTTACTTCTTCGGCTATTGTATTCGCCAAGGTCGCCACCATTGAAAAACCGGTGCTCAAACACCTGCCTTGCTTCGCCGTCGATGAAACATTCGTTAATGGCTTTTTTTACGTCTTCAACCCTTGATAATTCAGCTTCATAGCCAATTACATCGCAGTCATCATCAAATAATTCAAGCCGCTCAGCATTGGTGTTTCGATCAATCTTTTGCTTTTGCTCCTTGTAGCGAAACGGCGAGGTAGGGGAGTGGGCATTTCGTTTAATCAGGTTCAATACATAAAAATCCATCTCTCGATATTCGCCCTTCTCTCGCTCCATGAGTTCTAGTAAGAACGATTCTTCTTTCTCAAGAAGCATGATGATCACTTCTTGCAGTAAGTCGCCGGCGAGTTCTGAAATACCCGCCCTGCTTGCGTGATAGGTTGCGTAATCCATCCACGCCCCGTAACGACTGTTGATAAATTCATTGATTCGGATGTTGGCCATGTGTAAGATTATTAATAGGTTTGCATGTGTTATGGGAATCTATTTTCATGGCCGGTTGCATTCGTGTGACCGGCTTGTTTTATTTTAAGCCGTTTTCAAGCCTTTCAAATAGTTCGAATGTGTCTTTTGTTGGCTCGTGGGTTTGAATTGAAATTTCGGCTACTTCTGATTCATTTTTGGGGATTGAGGGGTCTGTGTTAAATGCGTATTTTGGCGCAAACCAAACATCATTGATTGTCCGCCCCCATTCAAGATGCTTTTCTCTCACCAACTCCCGAAGCAGTTGCCTGTTTACACCTCCAAAGTGCTTGCCAATCTCCAAAAAGGTGATGTAATGCGGGATTTTGTTTTGTTCCTGCTTTTCTTTGTGACGCTTGGTGATAAATTCTAAAATTTCGTTTTTCATGGTTCAGTAGATTTTTTTCATTCCTTGTCCGATCTTTGCGCTCAATTGCTTCATCATTTCAGGGGTTGCCGGTGGGCTATTGTCTTCGCCTTTGGGTTTATCACCATACAGGCGGGCTTCTTCCCTTCGGTATAATTCCTTATCCTCAAGAATTATTTTACTTCTGCTCCTCACATACTCCCTGCACCAACGGGTTAGCTCCATGGGGTCAACATTGCCGTAAAACTTCCCGTATTTTCCCGCCAGAATGTTGTTGAACATATCCCCAAGCTCCGGCAATGAGAGGATTTTGCAGGCCTCGAAAATCACCTCTGAGTAATATTCAGCCTGTGGTCCGCTGATCTTTGATTCATCTCTCAGGTTGAGCATGATGTTGGTCTGGATCAAAGCCGCTTCGATGATTGATTCTGCTGATCCGCTGCCATACACCGCATTGATTTCAATCAGATTGGGGTTGTCAGCAGCAATCATGTCGCGTTGCGTTAATCCTTTGTTCAACTTCCTCAGCACTGGTAGGGTGTGATTTGAAACCAACTCAATCAGATTCCTGTTGTTGTCGCGCAAGGAAAGCGTTGTTTCTCTCTTCCAAACGGGAAGAGAATCCGGCAATTGCCTCGTCTTGGCGGCTGGTAGTTGACTTGTTGTTTGCATTGGTCGTTGTTTTGTTTTGAATTTGAAGCCCAAGCCATCTATTGAAGTGTTTTTTTGCATCTGCAACGCCCTTGTGTGTGATGCCATCAGCGGCCAAGGTTGAAAAGAATTGAATCAACCAAACCTCAGTGTCTCGAATGGATACCAGGCGTTTGTTCATCGTAACCTGCTCAAGCCAAGATTGAGATTTAAGCAACTCAGCTTTGCATTCGGTCAGCGTCTTGTCAGGTTGCCATGCATGAGGGTTAACCAAAATCACTTCGCTTGGAGCCGGAACAATTGGCAGGGGAGATATTTCACCTCCCTGCTCTGTTATTTCAGAATAAGATTCTTCTTTAGAAAAAGATGAAATATCATTATTCTTATAAGAGTTATTTCCTGTTCCATAAAGTTTAAACATGTGTTCAAACATGTGTTTAAGCATGTGTTCACTTTTGGTGTCTATATCATCAATTTTGAATGACTTTAATTTGGTTTTAACAAAATCAACGAAATCCTTTGTGCAGTAATCCTTGTAGTGCTTCTTGAAATATCTTATAATCCATGATATTTTACCAGAATCAGACCTTATTGCTTCGTACGTCTCACGCTTTTGAAGAATGGCAATGGCGCGGGCATTTATCAATCTCCCCTCGTTGTTTAGTTCAAACTTGTGTTTAAGCATGTGTTCAAACACGTGTTCAAACCTATTGTATTCAGAATGCTTAACTCCGGCCAACAATGCAAGGTTTTCCACCTCGAACGGCAAGCTTCCTTTATCGTAATGATGCAATAAGAGGTTTAGATACCAGCCTCTACAATCCGCATCCATCTCCGCTGTGCTCGTAAGCCAGTCGGAGATGTATAATAAAACGGCGGGATTCTTCATGATTTTGGATGTTTTTTAAAATGGCAAATCGTCTCCCTCTTGCGGGGCGTCCGACCAGTGTGTGTCGGTTACTGCTGATACTTGTGCTTCTGACTGACCATTGGATGCGGATTGTGGCTTGCCTCCTGTTAGGTTGATGAAATCAGCGTAAATCTCAGTGATTCGAATCTTCCGGCCTTCCTTCTCATAGTCGCGATTTCGAAGCTTGCCTTCAACGAGTAGCGATGTGCCTTTTTTTACATAGCCTTCAACCACTTTAATCAATGAGCCTCGAACCACAATGTTGTGCCAGTCGGTTCGGTCGGGAATCTCTTTGCCGTCCTTTGTTTTGTAGCCCCGTTCGGTTGTGGCTACGGAGAAGGCGGCTATCTTGCTGCCATTATCAAAAGCGGTAATCTTCGGATCAGCCCCGCAATGTCCTTCAATAATCACTCGGTTGTAGCTCATGCTTTATTTGTTTAGATGGTTGATACTGATACACTAACATTCCGGCATCACGTCCGTGCTCACTGGTTGCGCCCACGAATTTGCTGATGTTGCGGAATTGGGTTGACGATAGCTTTGTGAGGTTGTTTTTGGGTGAAACCAGTTCGTAATCTTCGATTATTTTTGAACTTTTCAATTCGCTCAAGAAGTCATTCCAAATCACACTGTCACGTTTAATACTGCCTGCGCCCTGCAGTTTTTCGCGGCCTGATTTGCCGAACCAAGTGCGCAGTCGTGCATCCTCAACACGAACATGAACCCATCCCAAACGGCTCAATTGTTGAATCATGGCAAACGCCTGGTGAATCTTGACGGTTTTTATCAGCATGAATCTGTTTTCTTCGCACACCCAAACCGCTAAGCCTGTGTTTGTGCCGGGGTCGATGCCAACGCATAGATTTTTTTTCATGGTCTTTATTCGTTTAAGGTTGCTTTTGCCTCCCATCCACTCATGTTTGGAAGGTCGTTTTCTTGCATCAATAATAAAAGGCCGCGGTCGATAGCCGTAGTTTTGTCTGATGCCATAATGGTTGAAATTGATATTGTAATCAATCCCCTGTTCATTGTGACAGTGTATGGATTCAGGATATGAGGTCTCATGTTTTTTTCTGTAAAAAGAAAGGGTGTCTATTTTTTAGACACCCTTTCTTTGGGTTACTGTTCAATGACTACCAATTGAGGCATCAGAGCATCTATCTTTGCCAATTGCTCATCAATGATGCTGTCTCTCACATTATGGATAATGTCATTCACTTCTGGAGACACAAACGAGCAAGAGTAAGATTCAGGACTGATGTAAATCTCAACCTCAAAACGGCTTGGTTTCTGGCCTTTAAAAATCGGTACATTAAGAATGAAGCGATCAGGTATGTTTGACTCGATGACCTTTTGAGCAATCATTGCTTTGTAGTCACCTCTGTTGTTGTCCGATTTTTCGGCTTCTTTTTCAACCTTAATCTTGATGTTTTGAAGTTCATTTGATAACTTCATTGCAATATCCTTGCTTTCAAAACAGGATCGGTTCATTTTTACAAACTCAGAAAGTTGCTTCGTTGTCCATCCTTCACCAGTATTGATGTTCCATTTCTTAAAATCAGGATGGATATCCAAACCTCCTGTGATAGAATCTTGATAATGGTTGTTTTCGTCTATTGTCAATTTGATTCTCATGTCGTTTCTGTTGACTAAGATGTGGGCATTCATGACATTGAATTGCTCTTTCCTTTTTTCGATCCAGTTACACGGAGATTCAATAACCCCAACGATATTGACGGGTTGAGGCTCTTGCAATGGGAGTGACTTTCCTTCTCTGATTTCAAGGATGCTCACACCTTCCTTTGGCTCTACTTTGATGTTGTTTTGCATGTTGATTAATTGTTTTTGATTAATACACTTATTGAATGAGTTTATTACTCATCGTCGGTTCCGGTTCTCATGATCGTGAGCAAGGAACCTTGCCTTTCGTCGGGTTTCATTGGTCTTGAATTGATCAAGAATCCATTCACATCGTAGATGCCCATAATTCCACTCTGTTGATCATCCATTAGGAAAACCGTTCCTCTTTGGCTTACAGACTCAAACTGAATGGTTTTAATCAGTTCGGATCGGCGTGCGTACAAGTCTTTCATTTTCTTTGAATAACTTGCCTTCAACTCTTTTAACTCCTCTTCGATTGATTCGAGTTCCACATCTCGCTCAAATAGTTCGGTTTTGGCCTCGGCCACCTCTTCCTCTTCCAATTTTCGAGTGTAGAACTCATTTTCAAGAACCTTGTAACACGAATTACGCAGAATCTCTGCCCTCATGGGTAATGGGGTTGTTTTTAACAATTCTTTTTCCATAGCTTATTTTTAAATGAATTTTAAAAGCCGGTACTCATCCCGGCCACAAACAATCACACAAACAATGACAGGGCGGCGGGAATCGAACCCGCGACGCTTAAAGCTGCCGTAACCAACTCGACAACACCCCGAACTTGCCTTGCCTCAAGGCTTACGGCTACACACACGGCTATACCGACGGACTTTTGTGGGGATGGCAGGATTCGAACCTGCACGAGAGTTGTTTTGGTATGCCTATTGCAAGTACCTCTCTTAATATACGATTTTACGGTTTTTGAGTATAAGCTTAAGCTAACCGTCAACGTCTACCAATTCCGCCACATCCCCGTTTGCCGGTGTTGTTCCCCGGCTCAGTCTTGATCTGCATTGAGGCGTATAAGTAGGTACTTTCAACCCGAAAGGGCACCTATATCATGCAGTCGTCACACCCGAAGACATCCGGGTGTTGAATTCCCCCTTTCTTATTGTATGTGTTTTTTTCTTCCTCTTTTTGCTTGATTTGTTGGTATCGATTCAAAAATACTTTCCAAATCGCCTTTGCGATATCGCTTCAAATTCCCCATTCGCAAAGGCTTGGTTATGCCTTTTTTGTCATAAGTCCATAGGGTAACAAGTGAGATGTTTAGCCTTTTTGCTACCTCTTCAGGCGTTAAGTATTCAATTTCTGGCGAAGTTGTTTTATCTTTATTTTCATATTTTGAAATCGCCTTACACACTGCATCTTCTATTATTTGACTCAGTTGTTGTGTGCTTACTACTATTATTTCTTGCGTCTCCATTTTGGGGTGTTTATATTTATTTTATTTACAATGTCATTATCCGTTAAATCTTTGATTTTTTCGATTATTTCATCGGTAACAACAGGCTTGAATGACTCTATAAATTTGATATTGCCAGGCATAACACAAATAATGGATCCATCTTCAATCTCTATTATTCCTGCTGTCGTTTCACCGTCATTAATGGCAGAACCATCAATCAACTTATTGCACGTTTCACACCATTGATGAAACACACCTTCGTTATTATATTCCTTTTCAAAACAATTAGTCCCTTTTTTGGGATGTAGACTAAAAATCCCTTTCTCTATCTCTTCCTGTTCTTTAGGAATCCATTTTTTAAATAACACTTTTCTCATATCTTTAAATTTAATAGTTAAGTAAATTGTGATGCGTACAGGATTCGAACCTGTTTTGCCTCCTACAAGACACTCGCCAGAGCTAACGCACCTATCTATTAGTTATCCGTTCAATCACCATTTGATTCACGTTTATTATCGAATAACCACAACATTTCAAAGAACTGGAATTGCTTTTTGCTTTGTTCCGCACCCATGAGTTAACCGGGTGCGGCTTTGTTTAAAATGGCTGCTTACCGAAGTGCGCCGTCATGCCCTTGTGGGCTGCGTACACATTGCTTTTGCCTGTGAGTTGTTTCACTTCTCGAACAAACCTTTGTTCATCGCTGTGACCATTGCTCAAGTGGCACAAAACGATATTAATTACACCGCTCAGGTCATTGGTTGCAAGGATTCCTTTTGTGGTTTCAATCTCCATGTGTGACGACATCAACCTTGGGCGCATACATGGCAGCGTTCCACCTTTTGTAATTGCCTCTTGCAAAATGTCATCGGCATAGTTGGCTTCGATGATCACGTGACTCAGATTCGGGAATGTGTATTCGCACATGAACGAATCGGTGATAAACAGGATGTTGCCTGTGTCGATGTGACTGATTAAAAACCCCAAACATTCAACATCATGAGCCAGCGGAAACGAAACCACCGAAAACCCGCCTACCTTATAGCCTTTGGGTGGAACCATTACGTTTAAAGGCAACCCGCTGGCCTCGGCCACATCCTGCGATGTCAATATTGGAATCCCTGCTTCGTGATACTCTTTCAGGTATTTGGCGTGATCACCGTGTCGATGACTCACCAACGCCCCTTTGATGGTGGAGATGTCGAAGGATAAAACCTTCTTCACCTCCATAAGCTTCACCCCGCATTCGATAATCAGCGTTTCTTTCCCGTTGGAAAGGATATAGCCGTTTCCTACGCTTGAGCTTCCCAAAACGGTCAGTTTCATCAGAATCCGCGTTCTGGTTGTGTGGGCTGATTGATTTCGCCTGTTGCCGTGTCAACCGCTTCGCCACCTACGTTTTCAAACTTCACATCTTCGATGTTGATGGTTTTGGAATTGCCACCCGCTGCAATGGCTGCATTCCTGTCATCCAAATCACTGTCGTCCTTGTCGCTGTCGATAGCTCCCATCATTTCCACTGAAAGGAATCCGAAGTGACTCAGTAGGTTGCGAAGAACTGTCTTCAATGCCATCTCGTCAAAATTGGTTTGCCACGGACCATTGCCGAAGGCTTTTGAATACCGTTTTGCGTGGGCTGTCAACTTCTCAACATCCATGTAAAGCGTTTTGGAGAAGCCGTTTAGCATTGCAATGTGAGCGAAATAACCCACTGGCTTGTCTCCTGTTTTGGTGCCCGAAAAGTCAATTTCTCCGGTTAATTTGTCCTTCTTTTTCAGTTCACCTTCATAAACCACGTCTGCATTAATGGTCTTGTACTGGCCGGTACGCATTGCCATTTGAATGTAACCCTTGTAACCTAATTGGAATTGAGGTTGTTGAACGCCTTGCTTTCTGAATGGTACAATGTAAGCAAAACCTAAGCTCTTGTTGATTGGCAGTTTTAAAACCGCTGCTTTCAGGGCTTCCATCACCACCGCTTTAGGGTCGCATTGTTGCAAATAGCTGTCGTTGTTGTAGAGGTCTATCACCGAGGCTACGAAGGTTCCGCTATTCTCATTGAGCGAATTACGAAATTGCTCCATAACTGACGGTGCGTTCAGGATGCTTTTTAAAACATCTACTTTTGATCGTTGAGCAGGGGCTTGAGTTTGCGCCCCTGCTGCTTGTTGTCCTTGATTACTCATATCTTCTGATTGTTAATTGTTTATCACTTCTAATGTTTGATCTGCAACCACCAGTCTCACAGTCTGAGTCGGGATGTGCAGCAACTCCACCACGGCTTCGGCGTTGTCGATAAAGACGGGAGCCGAAATGTTCCGGTATTGGCTGATTGTCTTTAAAATATCCATGCCGGCATTGATCTTGGCTGCGTTGTTTAGGTCGGGATAAGGCACACCTTCCACCATGGCCACACAGGTTTCGACTTCTTGGCCGTTCACTTGCATTTCAAACAGCCTGAATGTCACCAGTTCAAACATACTGTTCACGCGCTTTTCGATTGTCTCCACTTTCGCCTTGGTAAATTCCATGATTAGGAATTCAGTTCCTTCGAGCTGTGCAATCTCATTAGCCATGGTGCGCTGCTGCAACTTCAATTCATCAATTCGGGCATTGCTTTTGGCGATGATTTCTTTTTCGTACAGCTTCTTTTTAATGGCCTCGATTTCTGATTGCAGTGTTGCGTTGAGTGCTTTCAGTTCTGAATCATCATTGGTTGCATCAATAGGTGCATCAATCTGTTTTTGAAGAGCAATGATCTTTTCTTCAAGTTCGGCAGCTTCTTCCATTTCAGCGGGAATCATCGTCGCAATACTTACCACATCCGGCATTGTGTTGAATTTTTCAACGGCGGTTGTTAATTCAGCCTCCATAGTTGTCAGTTCAACTTCGCGCTGGCTGATGGTTGCTGTTGTTTGTTCAATCAATGATTTTACAGCCTTTCCATTGGCGGTAATCTCTGCCAATACGTTCGCCTTTGTCTCGTTGAAATTCGTTGTCATTTCGGCCTGCTTGGCGTCAATGTCCTGCATGTCGAAGGCTCGCTTGCAGGTAGGGCAACAGAAATCATTTTCATTGAAAATAAGTTGCTTGGCATTCTCTGCATCCCACTGCTCAATCAATCCGGCACGTTTGGCATTATAACCTTCCAATTGACGTTTCCAGTTGTTGATATTCGTCTTTGCCTCTTCAATGCGTTGCTTTTGCAAGGTGATGGATGATTCAAGTGTCCGCTTTTCCGAACCTGCTTGCAATCGCTCGGCATCCATCTTGGTTTTAGCATCATGCTCTAATTGCTGTTTCTTTGTTTTCAAAGTGTACAACTCGGCCTGCAATGCTTGCTTTGCTTCGTATTTGTCCTTTGATGCTTTGCTGATATCAGTCAAAGCGGCTTCGGCTTTTGTCAACTCAGCTTGTTTGTGAGCCAATTGAATTTCAATCACTCCGTAATCAGCCACGGCGGGCATGGTTCGGCTCACTTCATCGATGCGTCCGGGAATAAAGGCCAGTTCATCTTTGATGCGTTTTTTCTTGGCCGCAATCTCTCGTTTAAATTCCTCAAGTGTTTTGCCACTCAAAGCAGCCAGTAATTGCGCAAACTTTTCGTTCCCTTCGGCAATGTCTTCATCCTTCACCTCTCCGGCCATTCCAAACAGTATTTCACGCTGCGATTGCCATTTCAAATAAGGGAAGTAAAGCGGATTTGTGATGAGCTTGAATAAATCCTCATTGCAAATCTCCTCAACCTTAGAGGTGAACTCTTTTTGAGAACAGGGGACATCATTCACAAAGAAGATAGTTTCGTGGCCTGTGAATTCCTCCACGGCACTGCCTCGTTTGGTTTGCCACTTTTCGCGATAGGTGCGCTTCATTTCGATGTCAATGCCATCAACAATCAAGTGAGCGGCCACTTCGTGATCTGTGCGGTTTAGTTTGGTATTGACTGTGTTCTTGATGTTGAAATTGGTTCGATCGCTGCTGTCTTTTCCAAATAACAACCAGGTGAATGCATCAAACACGGTGGTTTTTCCGGTGGCATTATTGCCTTTCAGAATGGTGTTTGTGGTGAAATCGACTGTCATGTCGATGATGCCTTTGAAATTTTTCAGGCTTAAACGCTTCAATTCTATTTTCATGGTGTAGTAATTAGTGTAGTTTTGTAATGTGTTAGAATAGTTCCGGGGTGGTGCCCGGTTCTTTCGGTTAGGCAGTCTGTGGTTCAGGCTGCCTTTTTTCTGCTGTCTCAAAGCAGTAAGCCGAATGCAGTAATCTGTTGACTCGTGATACAAGGCTGGTGGTGATCCCCCCTTCGCAGTGAATGATAAACCCGCTTTTATTGGGGCGTTCGTCAATCAGTTGAATAGTGTTCCGGTTCGTATCGTACACAACCTTCACTTTGTCTTTGATTCGGTTCAGCCAAACTCCTTTTGTTGCTGTTGATTCCATCTGTCGGTGTTTTTAGTGTGTTAGAAAATTTGTCTTTAGTATCGAAATTCCCGCATCGGGCGCAAATCACGCCGTCTTTGGTTTCGGTTAGGAAGTCATCCTGCTGTTCGTTGCATGTAGGGCATTGCCATTTTTTCGAGATGGGTTTCATAGTTCAGTCTTTGCAATGGTTTTCGTACCAACTGGCGCGGTTGCTGGTGTGTGAAACTGTTTCAATTTGCACCCTATCAATCCGCTTGTCGCAGTTTTTATCCCCGTCCTTTATCAGTTTTATCAGCCCTTCCTTTATCCATCGCTCAACAGTTGTGCGCCCGTATCGACGAAAGGCTTCGTTTTGACTGATAAATGGTTTTAGCTGACCTGTTTCAATCAGGACTTTGTGAGTGGTTATTTTCACGATGTCTTGAATGACTATGGATGTTTCATGATTGAGTGTTCTCATGCTTCTATTTTTTCAGGTTTATAGAGCCTTAAGAAGTGATTCACAAAAAACACCTGACCCTTCCCTGTTACTTTTGGCGTCTTTGTCAGTCGAATGGTTCCGTCCGGATTGTCGATGGTTCGTTCTTTGATTTCGAACAATCCTAGCTCCATGGCCTTCTGTGTTGGCATGTTGAAATCAGTTCCTTTGCGCTTGATCAAAAAGCCGTTTTCTCTCAGGTATTCGAATAATCTGTTGGCTCCCATGTCAACCCCGTTTTGCTTGATGAGCTTTGCGAGTTCTCCCACGAGGATTGAACTCTTAGAGGTGGCCACCGAATCGGCAAATAACACCTTGGGTTTGTTATCTATATTGATTTGCTCCATTAGCATCGCTTTGCTTTCTGCTACCCGTGCGTTACTTTCGGCCAATTGGCGTTGGTGACGTTCATTCTTAAGCTCTGTCAGCACACTTATCATCGCGCTTGGGTCTGATAATGCTTTTTCCACAAATGTTTCGGTTGCATAAAGCCCATGCTTTCGAATAGTAGGAACCACTTCATCGAAAATCCATTCCTCAAACTTTTCTGCTTCCGGCTTATTCGACTTGGCCACCAACCGATAAAGATTGCCTTCTGAAATGTAAGTCAGCGATTGATTGCCTCCCTTGGTAAGGGTATCGCGTTTCGCTACACCCTTTGAAGAGCAGTGCTTGATGATTGCGTCTGCACCATTTGCATAGCCGAGAATCTTTGTCACGTCACTGGCACAGAAAAGGAGCTTATTGTCATCGGCAACTGAAACACGCACTTGCTCTGTTCCGAAATTGAATAGTTGCATTTGATTCATCACTTATCGTTTAAAAAGGTTCTTGTCGTTTGCGTACCTGATAAATTCAGCCATCGAGTGCAAACCCAGTTTTTTAAAGCTGTTTTTGCGGTGGTTATTGACCGTGTTGAGAGAGATGAAGAGTGTTGATGCAATTTCATCGTCAGTGCTTCCTTCGAAGCTCATTCGCATTACTTCCAGTTCTCGGCAACTGAGATTGCTGTTGAATTTTGGGTTGCAAATGATGCCGTCGTACTTGCATTCTCCTCGCATTGGGCAGCTGACAAATTCAAAGTTCATTCGTCCCATGTGGTCAATGTCCATCACGTTGTCGAGTTGGCCGAAATTGCACTTGATGAATCGACGCACTTTCAAAAAACGGAAGTAAGAAGGATTGCTTCGGCTTGGCTTGTAATTCTCGCAAAGTGCCTTGTCGGCTTCGGGATAAAACTCGCTGATCATGCCGTCCATCTTTTCGATAAACTTGCTATCACACGAACTGAGTTGATGGGTTCCGCTTTCATCTTGAATCATCACTTCGTTATTGGGCGATGTGTAAAATTCGGATGGTTTCATGATTTTGCGATTTCGTGTTCGGGAAACAACTCATCGACAGGCTTGCCAATCAGACGTGAAATAAAATTCTTTTCGATGTAGCTGGCTGGTGTTCTTAATTTAATCCACCGATACACGGTGGCTTCATTTCGCTGAGTTTTGTCACCAACCTTTTTTCTGAACTCCTTTTTTTCTTTCTTCGACAGAGTGTCGTAATAGTCTTTAATTGTCATTTTGTTCGATTTTTTGTGTTCTGTGGTGCGACCTTCGGTTTCTTTTTTAATTTTGTTACTGCATTGTGATTGTCACAATGCTATTTTTCTATCAGTGGTAACTGTGTTACCAAATGAGCGAATTGTGATGTTTCCGCCACTGACAAATGCTTGTTGAAGCTGTGCTTTGGATGGTCCATCTTTTGCTTGCTTGGCTTTTAGTCCCATTTCGAGAGACCAAAATGCGTTATTGGTGGTAGTGATGTTTTGTTGCATGGTGTGTTAATTTGTTATTGTCATAGTGCAAATATAGCGCAATGTTCGTTATACTACCAAATAAATAACGAACAAATTTCGTATTGGTAATGAAATATGTTCTATATGTCTGTAAAAGATAGGCTTAAAAAGTTCATCGCATATAAAGGTATGTCCGTTCGTAAGTTTGAGGGGATGGTAGGTATGTCCTATGGGTATGTAAATAATATGCGTGTCTCTATGCAGCCTGATAAAGTGATGAACATTGCTAGTGTTTTCCCGGAATTAAATACAGGCTGGTTATTGACAGGAGATGGGTCTATGTTGAAATCAACAAATGATGCTAAGCCTGTAAATGATGTCGAGTTTGTGTCGGTTCCGATGGTTCCTATACATGCTTATGCAGGTTATTCGAGAGGATATGGCGATTTGGAATACATTGATACGTTACCAACTGTTCCTGTAATAACAGACAGGACATTCAAAGGGAAGTATCGTGTGTTTGAAGTGGATGGTGATAGTATGGATAATGGCATGCGCGACTCATTTATTGATAAAGACCGCATACTTTGCCGCGAGGTAATGCCTGACTACTGGAGTTCAAAGCTCCACATTCGGGATTGGTTCTTTGTGATTGTGTGTAAGAATGACGGGATTTTTGTAAAGCAAATATCAAATCACGATGTAGAGAGGGGTATTATTACTTGTCATTCTTTGAATCCGATGTATGAAGACTTTGATGTTGATTTAAGGGATGTCGCTGAAATTTACAATGTGATTAAAATAGTTGATAGGAGTGCAAGGCTATGAATGTTATTGTAACAATACTCATAATTGCTTTGATTGGTCTTTTTATTGGGGCTTTTGTTTCTGGACTGAATAAGTCTAACAGCAATTCAAGTCGTTCATTAAATGGAAAATTGATCGATAAAAACCATTCGTGCAACTACCCAAAGCAGGGCTATGCGCGAGTAAACATTGAATCATTTCAAAAAAAGCATAAATTAATGCCAATCGAGCTGTTTGAAGAGTTGCTCGATTGGGATAATGAAATTGTTTACATCGAGGCATCTATTTATAAGGCAACTATTGATGCGACTAAAAGTAGAGATCTCAAAGACTGGGCATTAAGCACATATTATGGTCTGATAAATGGTGCTAAAGATTCAGAAAAAGAGGGTGATGTCGAGAAGTCAATCGCTTTGTATGAAAACACTCTTGAGTTTGCTAAAAAGAATTCATTGAAGATTCACAATTACGCCCATTGTATTGACAGACTTTTAGTTCTTTATCGGAAGAAAAAGGATAGGGAGAGTGAAAAAAGCCTGCTAAATTATGCGCTTGAAACCCATTCTGATTTCAATAATCCCACATACGACAAGTGGAATGAAAGAATGGCAAAATTGATTTAAGATAATAACTCCAACTATTTTAATACACTATGCTATGAAGAGATTTTTAATTGCTTTTGTAATGATGTTGTCATTTTATTGTGCTTCGGCTCAGTCAGATACAACTATTGTCGCGAATTACTCCTATTGTGAACTTGTAGGAACACAGGTGTTTATGAGCAATAAAGTAACAGTGACTGTTGATTTTGGGCAAGAAACAAAGTGGTTCCAGGATAAGAGAATGACTGACGAAAAGACAGGCAAAGCCAAAGTGTTTAATTCGATGGTGGATGCCCTCAATTACATGGGTGGCAGTGGATGGCTCTTTGTGCAAGCGTATGTCGTTACGGCTGGACAGCAAAACATTTATCATTGGTTGTTGCGAAAAAGTGTGCAACAATAGTTCTCAATTCCTTAAATACCTTGCGCTATGCACCACTTAACCGAACTCGTTTTCTCCCTTTATCGCGAATATATGGCCGCTCAAAAAGCGGGCTTGCAATTGCCCGACATCGAAATCGTGGCCGTGAAAGAACAGTTATTGATGGAATGGGACAGGGCCAAGATTGCCGGTGAGGATAAATCACAAATTGAACACCTGCTTTCGCAAGTTGATTTTCTATTATACGACATGCACCCAGAGCGCGAAAAGCACATCCCGTATCAAATGCTATTAGATTGCTGCGAGAATTAAAATCTTACCGTGTCAACCACATGCCATGTTTCGAATCACCTTTTCCCGTAACTCACGCTCTAAAAGAATCAACCTTGCATTTCAGACAGCATTAAAACTTGGTGCTACAATTGAAGGGGACCTTATTGTGATTGATTTGGATGAGATGGCATTGTTTAAGGCTTATGACATGTTGCTTCCGTTGGTGGCTTTAATCAGCAATCTGAAAGACTTTAAAGGTTATTACGACGGAACACCTGTTGAACCTTACCGCTTTCTATTGAAATGCCACTTTGTATATGAGTGCGCTAAAGATAAATACACAGAAAACGCAGGTGAATATTGTACTACTTGCCGACAAAAACATTTGGCTGCAAATGTTTGCCCATTTCATCCTAAAAACAACCCCACAAAATTAGGTGTTGTGGTGAATGAATTAAAGTATGGAGATATTCGGATTTCTCTGAATTAGCTTCAATCCCTTTGGTTACTACTGTTTCACGATGAATAACAGAACTGTTGTTCGTGTGCCGTTATGTTTTTAAACATATCTATATTTTGATGAATGTTTATTGCCATAAAATTGTTATTAGTACTTTAATTTTTTTTAGACAATGATTATTTGATGTTATTTATTTTTTTATGGCTACAATAATTAATTTGACTGCTTCCTCTTTTAAGAGGGTTATTATGCATACAATAATTGCAAAAGAAAAAGATTCAGATATTGATTCTGCAACTTATGAGTTATCTGATAGTTTGATTATATTAGAAGAAGATATTGAGAATGAATTGAAAATACGAATGTCTGAAGCATTAGGACATGAGTCAAGATCATTTAAATTGAAGATTGGAGATGTCTCAGAAAGTAGCTTCTACTCTATGGCAACTATGGCTTTAAAAAATGACAAAGACGATATTTTTATTCTGCAATCAAAACTTATTGCATCTAGGTTAGCGCAAAGTCAAAAGCGTCCTAATATTCCAGGTGGATATTTAATTATTATTGAAGGTGAATCTGTCGGTTCTAAGTTTTTACTTGTGATGAAAGCTGAATTGCAAAATGCGTTAAAATCTGAAAAAGATAATAATGGTTCAATCAAAATAGAATTGATAAAAGACTTGTTCTTAACACCTGCTTCAAGATTTTATAAAGTAGGTTTGTTGTTTGAAGATGATAATGAAGAAGATACTTTCCCAAATAGTAATTTTTCAGTTCATATATTCGATGATCAATTTAGACCCGGATATAATCCTGCAGAATTTTTCTATTCTGATTTCTTAGGATTTTCTATTAATGACAATGATAAGTTAAAGACTTACAGGTGGTTCTTGGATACAGTTGATTTTGTAACCAGAAGAGTCCCTACTATTAAAGAACAAAACAGAATTGTTGGAGCAATCAAAAGTGAATTAAGAAATAGTCTTGATACTATTTTAAATCCTGAAACGTATAGGGACAAGTATATTGCATTGACAAAAGAATTAAGTGATCAATATTCAATTGATATTTTAATTGATTATCCTCATCCTTTTGTTAAAAACACGACGTTGATAGAGTTTTCGTTAAATAAGAAAAAGGTGTTTTTTCCTGAAAAAATTAAAATTGAAGGTCCAGAGGAAGCATTTAATGATTGCATTGAGTTTATCGAAAATTATGAAGAAATCGAAAATCATGATTTTTCTTCTCCTGAATCTACGATTGTTCGAATAAAAGGTATTCCTTCATTTAATTGATATGATTGATATTGAAAATGAACTGATTTCAGATTTTAATTCAATTAAAGAACATTTGGAGTTATGGGGTCGTTTAATTGACGGGATCCTTCTTGAAGAATTGACGAAACATCCAGAATTCAATTTGATTAACCTTGAAATTTCACCTACCTTTAGGCTTAAAGACGATACTAAGTTAATTCAAAAAGCATTTTATAGAGGGAAAAAATATAAAAATCCTATTGATGATATAACTGATAAAGTAGGCACTAGAATTGTTGTTACTACTAGAAAAGACATAAGTATTGTATCTGACATAGTTCGATTATGTGAAAATAATGGGAATTGGATAATTAGCGAGAATAAAGATGTAGAAAGTTTTATACTTGTTGATCCAACAAAATTTAGTTATCAAGCAGAGCATTTTATATTATCTCCAGGCATTAGGAATCAAGATGAATTTAACGAAATTCCATTGTCTCGAATAACATGTGAACTACAGATTAAAAGTTTGTTGCAACATTCATGGGCACAAGTAACTCATGATACTATTTATAAAGGATGTTTTAAAGACGATAGTAATTTAGCGCGAACAATGGCTAAGTGCATGGCACTTATTGAAGCTACAGATGATTATTATGACGATGCTTTCGTTTATATGGATAATGAAGAAGATAAAGTGATTGAGAATAAATTAATTAATGAAATAATAAGTTATTCCTTAGAATCATTTGGGATCAATTTTGAATTATCAAAAACTGATTTTAGAATGGTTAAATCTTTTTTTGATTCCTTCAACAAAGAGCTGTTTGATTTTAACGATGTTAAACACAAGTTATTGACAAGAAGAGATGATGTAGTTAATTTACTTTCAAGTACAAGAGTGTATTTGTCAAAACAACCTATATCAATTTTAATTGCGTATTTATTAATAACTAGAAGAAGTCAATTACTAAAAGAGAAGTGGCCTTTTGATGAAAATAGCTTAAGAATAGCATTTTCACTAATGAATCACTCGTATGACAAAGAGTAGGTTGGAGGATTTACCATTTATTTATGATAGCTTGTTGTTGATGCAATCAATAACTTTCCTATTCGCATCGTCAATAATGCTCCAATCACGGGCAATATAGATGTCTGTGATTTTTGTTTTATCATCAACGTGGTTTAATGCCATGTGAACATCATCTTTACTGATCCTGCAATCATTCCTTGCAATGGTGGCCCAACTGTGACGGGCGTAATAGGTCGATAAAGGGAAATCAAATCCCAACTTTTCCGCAACAACTTTAAGCCCCTTATTTAGATTGGCGTTGAATGCCGGAGCGTTTGCATAACGTTCTGCAAAATTGAAGGCTTTGCCCACTGTTTTTGCCCTATATTTGTCAATCAATGCCTCTACTTCTGGTTCAATTCGGATTGATATCTGGGCATCATCCCTTCGTCTGTCAGATGTCTTCTCTCTGTTGTATGTAATGCGGCCATTTTTGATCGAACTAGCTGGCATCCCAAATAGGTCAACCGTGTTAGTACCCACAAGCATGAACGACATTAAAAATACATCCCTTGCGATGATGGCTCTTTCTGTCAATCCTTCATCCGGTAGATTGAGAATGGCTCTTATTTGGTCTATTGACAGGTTCCGCTTTTTAGTCTCCTGGAGAGGTTTAATCTTGTACTTTTTAAAAGGGTAATGTTTAATGACGATCTCGTCTTTGTCATCATCATTGAACTGCATGATGGCTGCATTAAATAACGTCCTGATATTGGACATGTAGTTGCGAATCGTCAAGTCGGAAACGGGTGCCTGAATCACCTCAACGGCATTACCAAGTTGATTATTTCGAATCACCTTTCTGGATGTCATCAAGTGATTTTCAAACGACATTAGAAATTTTGATGTTATGTCAGCGAACATCACTTTTTCTCTTCCCGTGAAATCAACGATAGCATTGAGTGTCGCAGCAAAAATTCGGGCGTAATTGAATTTTAGCTTCGACGCATAATCGCGCCCAAATTGAATCATGTCAATTTCTCCTCCGGTATCTTTTGTTTGCTTTACAAAGTAATCGGCAAGCTCTTTCGCTGAGTAGTATTCAATTTTAGACCCCAGCTTCTTTAGTTTTATATCTTCATAGTCTGCAATTCTATTGTTGAGTTCCCTCAATAAAAATGCATCCTTTAATTCATAGCCCTTCCCGACCTGACGAATCTGTTTTTTAGATACCCGGTATTCCGTTTTAATGTATGCACTTTGACGCTTCCATGTTACCCTAATCGAAATTGGATAGAGACCATCTTCCCGCTGCTGATGATCAAATATGCTGATCTTAAATGTTGCCATCTTAAATATTTGCTGCTAATATTTTATTCTGCACATACTCAAAAGACTTGTCAAATGATATGTATTTAGTTATATTCCGGTATTTTGAAATGATTACATCAATATCCTTTTTAACTTTTGGATTAATAATATTACCGGCATCGATGTCTTCCTGATAAACAAAGAAGTTGGTTTTTACATAAAAACTCCTCCTTTTGTATGTAAATCGAATTTTAACATTCATTGTCCCATCTCTTTTTAAATGATGCTCCATTGCAATTGGCCTAATAGATACAGAAGACCTTGAAGGGATGTAATTAGAATGCTCGATGTCGTTATTTTGTGATTTATTAAATGGAGGCTTTAATGCCTTAATTAAGATGGTCTCAACTCTGCTCAGCGAATCAACCGGAACTAATTCATACATAACTCGATTAAATGGCTTAGTCCCCTCTACTATATGTTCAAGGATTCTTTTGGCTATATTCTGAGCCTTGCCAATATAAACTAACTCATCATTATTATACAGGAAATAAACGCCAGAACTAACCACAAGTGGTTTTAAGTCCATCTCTTTTGCGTTGATTACAACATCATTTTTATTCATGTTTTTTTATTTCAAAGATAATGATTTTCGTGAAACATGTAAAACATTCGCGTAATGACTTCGTAAAACAAAACGCCACAAAGCTACACATTTATCATGTAATTATGTGATGCAAAAAAAGGCCACCCATTTAAGGATGGCCTGTATTTGCTGATTTTATAAGGGAGCCAATAGGGGGATTCGAACCCCCGACCTATTGTTTACGAAACAATTGCTCTGGCCATCTGAGCTATATTGGCATGATGTGCCATTAAAATTATGTCTTTCGACAATGAATTGCAACCCTAACGCCCCGAAGGTTTTCGAAACTTTCGGGGCGTTAGGGTTTTATTGTTGGGGGGGAGAGGTGGTCGTCAGATACTGGTTGTGATGTCATGTTTATCTGTCCGTTGTCATAGAATCACTTTGTATGCACGATAGTCATCAGCGATGTGACGATGCATGGTTTATTCCTTTATCAATTATGCGAATTGAGGGTTGGATTTATTTCATTTTTGAATCCCGAAGGGATGATATTATAGTAAAAGCTTTTAATTCGCATCAATTATTGATATCATTTGATTGAAAAATGTATTTCTGATGTATTTCATTTAGATGCAAGCAGTCATAAAATATTCTGAGATAAAAATGATGAAAAACTCAGTGGAATAAATTATGCGAGCATCAAATCAAGTGATTTCACTAAGGAATAAATTATGCCGATATATAATCTAATCGTTTAGTGTCAGAATAATTTATGATGAGATCAAATCGTTAGAAATATCATCGGCATAATTTATGACGATATCAATGCATCTTGAAAACAATCGTCATAAATTATGACGACAAAAAAACAGGTAAAATTACACAGGAATAAATTATGCCGACGTTATGTAGAAATCATCTAAATAGAAATAATTTATTTGGGAGTCATTTATAGCATCAACATAGAGGCATAAAATATATCGTCATTGCATGATGATGGATGGTCAATGAAATATTTATTGAGCCATTGCATCGATGCAATTGTTGTCGAAATCAATAATGTTTAATATCTTAGAGTTGATTTTATTCATATCCAAATCTTTACCCTTATGAATCTGAAGCTCGAACCCTTGTATTTAGGTCTTTTAACCCATGTCGAATTCAGTGGGCTTATTGATCGCCAATTATCCTGTCTGAATGCTTTGCGCGAGGAGGTGGTTTTTGATGCGTTGTTGACCCAGTACATCAACCGCATGGAGGCGTTGTATCAACAGCTGTTCAACGGGCTCAACCCGCCGCGGGAAAGCATCGATACACCCATGGTGGTGTCGGCCAATCACGAGCAACGGCATGCATTGAGCGCATTTAAAGCGGCTGTTCAACTCTTTTCACTTTCGAACGATGCCTCCGAAAAGGAATCAGCCCGCATCCTTAAAATGGCACTTAAGCAGTTCAAACATATCGAACGAAAACAATTTGGTGTCATGAGCGAGTTGTTGGGCAGTTTGTTGTTTCATCTGAGCGAATCGCCCATGAAGGAAAGCGTCGAACACTTGCAGTTACAACGATACATCAACCGCATGCATCTGGCCAAAGTGGCTTTTGATGAGGTGTATTTGAGGCGTGACCTGGCTCGCAATTTGGCACCCCGCATCAACAATCGGCAGGCACGCGCCCAACTCGCCGAGGTGTATTGCGATATGACAGCGATTGTGTTGGCTCAGGCCAAAGTGGATGCGCCGGGTTACGTGCGTGTGTTATCGCTCATCAACACGCTTCGTGCCGAAATGGCGCTTGTGCTGGCACGTCGCAGGGGGGTGAAAGCGGCTCAAAAAAAGAGGGACAACGCAGTGCTGGTGGAGTTCAGTAACCAGTAA